CTAAACAACAGCATTGTCCTGGCGAACATCGCAGATAGTAAACGTCACGACGCCAATGACAGTAACATCGTCAAGGGCTTCGCCCTCGATCGCTTCGCCATCTTCGGTAATCAGTGACTTTCCTCTCAGCGTGGCAAGTTCCGTCCCGCCTCCGTGCTGGATCAGAACCTGACTTCCCTGCCTTGGTTTCAGGGAGATATCCAGCACAACGTAACCGCCAGACCGCTCGAACAGGCGCGTGTTAGGACCAACATTGCAGATCGTGTTAACAGACAGGCGCTGTTCAACGTAGTCAGACGCGGGTGAAGGGAATCCCATCAGAGAACCCTCCCCATGTTGGCCATCATCCACAGCCTGTTTTCGCTATGGTCCGGCGTCTTATCGACGAAATACGTCTGCTCGCGTGCGATCCAGGTGTTAGCTTCCACATCGGAAAAGTGGATGCCGCGCCGGCGAAGCGCTGACACAAAATCCTTTGTGTGCAGGAACTGGTAGCCTTTGGAGTTGCGCAATACCGACTCGCGGAACGCCGCGGCGATGTCTGACTGATGGTGCATGATCTGCCCTCCGATAAATACTGTTTTTATGTACAGTAGTTTTATCCTGCAGGCAGATCAATAGTGGTTACACCTATCGATACGTCATACTGCGGTAAATGGCATCCTTGATCAGGTAACCTCCAGTTGCCGGGTCTGGGTGGATACCGTCAGAAGCAAACCAGGGGTGTATCGAACCATAGGCATAATCTGCAGGGTTTTCGCCGAAGATATATTGCAGGTTTATAAACGCGCAATTCAGATCTGAGGCTACAGTCCTGGCCCTGGCTGCCATTGATGCCATCGTTACCGGGTTGTCAGTCCGCTCATTCTCGCATGGCATGACAAACAGGATATCAGCGCCGGGCAACGTCGCCCGGATACGAGCAATAAAAGCGCGCAGGTTAGCTTCAAATGCAGTAGCGCCACCAGTGATCCGCTGGTCGTTTGTACCAGTAAGGATGATAACGGTGTCCAACGCCATCTCGGCGAGAGCCTTTCCGAAATCAGTGGCGTCCATTGACAGCCATGAAGCAAGACTTGAACCAGATGCGCCAAGCTTATGAACGCGCACACCAGAGCCAGTGCCAATCGGCTTTATCCCACATAACGATACCGTGCCAGATACAACCTCAACGTTAATCACATTAGAGGCATTTACAGTAGCCGGTGGGTTAATATCAACAAACAGCAGTCCGCTACCTTGCACGTTGAGCGTCGTCCATGCCCCTCCATCCCAGTTATATCGAATAACACCGTCACTTGTACCCACAAAGCCCAGCCTGCAGGTTGACCACCCGCCGTCAGAGGTGCCTGGTACAGTGGCCTTCAGTGCATCCCCTGGTGTGGATGACGTAACCACGGCAGTATCAGGACTGGAGTTAGTTGGGTTTTTAGTGCCGCTATAGCTAAATAACCAGTTACCCGTCCATGTGAACAATGTTTTCAATACGTCTGAACTGCTCGGAGAAAACACGTTACCGTTAATTATGTTCTCCGATGTGGCGTGCCTGCCAAACGACGTCCACCCAACTCCTGGCCCAGCACCATACTTTGCTCTCAACGCCTTCGCTAATGGCTGTGAAAACCGATTTGGCTGAGTTGGCCAGGAATCACCAAAGATTCCGATGGTCAGGATAGCTGATGCCCCGGATTCAAGCTGAGCAAGCTTCATCCTGGTCACCCTAAGCTGATACTCTCGCTCAATATATTCAGGCACTGAATTTACATTGAAGCTTGAGGTATCAATCAGTGCCGGGTCAAGATATAAACTGTACGCCTGGTACGGCGTTGACTCGCTACCTTTTTCGAACTGAGTAGTATCAAGAACAGTGTTTGCGACGGTCATCCTGACATAAGCAGCCCCAGCAGGAGCAAGTAGAGTCCTCGGCGTGGTTGGGGTGCCAAGGGCTAATACGCCAGAAATGTAAACCTTATTTGCATCGTAAAAAGCGGTCTGATGCGAGTAACTCTGAGTGTAATTCTGTCCTGCGATAACAGGCATATAATCTGATGCCGAGTACGATGCGTTTGCAATCAAATTACCCGTTGAGTTATTAACATAATAACCGGTCGTAACAGCACTTTTATCAAACAGGTTTTTACCAGGAACAAAAAATGCCGCTTTATCAACCGTTACTGCCTGCTTCTGAATAGATGCTGTTGTGACAGAATCTGTGCTCAATGGGATTGAGTAAGGAGATGCCGGTCTCCCTGGCACAAATTTATTGGTAACCGAATTTGCTGCAATGACAAAAGAACCAGCCAGCTCAACAAGGCCGGCGCTGGCAGTATTCTCCACCCGTAAATCAAGTCTTACCGCAGTAGATGGCACGGTGAAAGTATTCACCATCATGTTTATGCCGGATGAAGTGGCATATTGAAGAGTTTGTGTGCCTATTGCCGTCCCGCTTGAATTCCTGAAAACATAGGCAATCCGACCACCGGCATTTGCATACCATGTGATGGTTTTTACATTGATCACATCACCAACGTTGATGCCACAATCAGCGAGCCATACGCTCCTTGCCGCAATTGCTCCAGAATCCGGGCCAGCAATGATGGCCGGGAATCCAGTTTTTGAGTTAGTTGATGCCGCCGCTGTCAAAGTCCCAAGCAGGATATGCGTTTTCCCGCCAAGAGTGGGGTTCGACAGCAACTGTTCGCACAATGGGTCGAATAATACGTTTGGCGCACTATAGATTGCATTGCTTAAAGAATCAGCATATGCCTTGGACGGGACAGAACGCCCAGTTGGAGTTACCGTTCCGGAGTTATTTATATACTCATCTGAAATAGTGTTATCCGCTGAGCTTACGACCAGGCATTTTGCTCCAACTGCAATATTGCCGGCGTCTGCATCAGCCTGCGCAGCCGCCGGCGTCGGAAACTCGCGGATTGTCCCTGTTATGGCTGCCGTGCCTGGCTGAGAAGCCTGCAGCACGGCCACCCCATCCTGGTTCTCGTAAGTTTTGAAAGCCGCTGTGGCTCCCGGGCCTTCCGCTACGCGGAATGACTGACCGTTTGTAGTGGCAGCGAGGCCTGCAATTGTACCGTCCGGATCGCTCGGCGTTTTATAGAATGTGAACTTGTTCAGTGCATATTCAGAGGCATTAGATGCTGCTGTTACAGCCTCATCTCTTGCAACTCCCGCCTCTGTTGCATATTGCAGTGAATTTTCTTCTGATGTAGCCGCGCTCTGCTTGGATAAAAGAGCTGATCCAGCTGCATCCTGGGCTTGCTGGGCGGCAGCACTAGTATCCTGATATCCTTGCTCAGCCTCCAGCATGTATTGTTTGGCTTCTGCGGCACTAACGGCGGCATCTGCTGCTAATTGAGCAGTTTTTTGCGTTTCGGTGATTGTCATTTTTTATTCTCATGAATATTCATAAATTATCACGATGCCTTCTTTCCCCCGGGCGCCATTCACTGCCGGAGAGGATGGTCCTTGTGAAGAACCAGATGCGCCTGAACCATATGCCTGCCCCTCAATAGCCGGGTCTCCAAATGATGGCACCCATCCCCCGCCTCCAAAAACGCTACTTGCCCCAGGTGATCCGAGGAATGACTGGGTTGCGTTAGCGTATGCAGGTGTAGATGGGGCTCCTGGAGAGCCTATGATATTGGCACCGGAAGGAGCGCTTGATGCGACATTACCCTGAGGTAGAAAAGGTGGATTTGCTGGTCCGGCAGACGGCCCTCTTGTTCCGCCAGGCGCAACCATTAGCGATCCAAATGAGCTTGAACCACCAACAGAGCCAACCGGAGATGCTGCGGTGCCTCCCTGCCCGCCAGCGCCAACAACGATGCTAATGCTGGTGAAATTTATTGAAAATCTACCCTTAGCATATGAACCGGCCCCACCACCTGAAACTATTGACACCTGCCCTGCTCCAGTGGCTGGGGCAGCATCGCTCCCACCACCACCGCCAACCATTTCAACAACAACCGACTTAGCACCAGGGGTTGGCGTATAAGTGCCGGATGATAAAAATGTCTGCACGTTCAGGAGTCGTCCTGATGAATAATTAATCCATCCAATACCGCCAGCATCAGGATTTGTCGTGTTATTTTCGATAGTGCTTTGCCAGAATCCATCCCTGGCTGAATTGATAAGAATTGCGCCTTTTGGGTATCCACCGATAGCTGCCGAAAATGCAGAGTCGAATGTATAGAAACCTCCGGCTTGCTCCCATTGAAGGCGAGTATAGGCATCATTAAAAATCCCATTAAAATCCTGCCCTTTTGGCGGCTTACCGCCAGCAGATAGAGCGATGCGGGTAAGAGGAGGAAATCCTGAGTCCATCGCGGCAAGGCCATCAGCCAACGTTTCAGGGGTGGAATTTACCGGGATCGTGTTTTTGTCACCACTCGCAGAAAAAACAACCGTCAGACGTGACGGCATGGCTGAATTGTTCAATTCAGACCTCCTGAACGATGTTTACTTTTACCCCAGGCGGGGAAGGAAGCGCGCCGGAGCTTTGCACTATGGCCAGCTCAGATTCGGAAAGTTGAAACTCGAATACGTAGCTCATGACATGGTTACCATCGTCACGCACGTAAGCTCGCCCGCTGGCGCCGAACATGTACATCAGCATGCGATTCATGACCGGCACGGTGCAGTCGCTGATGTTAGCCATCGCTTTGCACATGATTAGCTTGCGGTATGCGTCATTGGTCAGGACGACAGTGTTTGTGTCCTGTACACCGGTATAGAAAGGTGCCTGGTTAAAGGGTTGCGGATCGGTGAGTTCTGCTGGGGTGCTGGTCGCTTCGCCAAACCCCAGAAACTGCTGGGATGGCGTCACAGTCAGCAAACGCTCTACATCAACGATTTTACCCCAGCACATCAGCCCGTAATCGCCGCAGGTCTCGATGTTGAATACGAGGTCATAGAACGTGTCTATCCAGTCCTCTGGCGCTACAGAAGCGTTAAAGGTGTCAATCAGTGACCGCAGGCTGGTTGAGTTCACGTACTGCGCGTAGATCGTCCAGTCGACATTATTCACTTACCGCCTCCGTTATGATGTTTGTTGCATCGAGGGTCGGTTCCTGATCAATGCCCATGGTCAGCGCACTAGACCAGGTGGTTCCGTCCAGAGAGATCTGGACCGAAAGCACGTTCATGTTCTGTGCATCAAGCGCCTGAATGGGTCCGATATAGCGGCTGCCATAAATTCGCGCGCCGGCACGTGCCCGGGTGCCACCATCTGCGCCGGTGAAGGCATTCAGGACGACCGTTCTGATCTGCGTGTTGATATCTGACGGAAGGCCATCATTTGCCTCGTATTCCACCTTGATATGAACGCTCACCGCATCCAGCGTTTTCCACCTGTAGGTGTACTCCGGATAAGGGGCGTCATAATTTTCGGTATCCTGCACGGTCCCGGTGGTGTCACCGTTCATAACGGTGCCCGGGGGAAGTTTTTTATTGATGGCCGCTGCAATGTCTGCCACTGCCCCGCCATAAACCCCGATATAAATCGAGCTGGCAAGCAGCGTGTAATTCGTGGAACCTTTTTCGACAGAAGTCGGCTCTTTGTTGTCGATCACATAAACATCAAGCACCCCATCGACTTCCAGAACGGAAGCCCGCACAGCCGCTGCTGTGTTAAAGGCGTTACGTGCCACTGACTGGCGACGGCGATACTCAAATGCAGATCGCCCTTCAACATTCGAGCCCGGCACACCCGCGGTCTCGTTGGTGATACTCGACCAGCCACTTACCGCGACATAGATGTTTGTCAGGGTGCCGATGGGACAAGCTATCGGCCCGGTAGTCAGGTTCTGGAACTCAATTTTTACCGTCCCGTCGGCGCCAATCGTTCCGGCCGCCAGGGACACGTACATATATCCGTTATCGTCGGTTGCATAGGACTGTGCCGGGATCACCGTCCCCGGTACGCCGGAGCATGTGGCCGTTACAACCGTACCCGCAGCAGCAATGCGATCGAGGAAGTAAATCCTGCCGATGCCATCCTGAAATCTGCCGGAGGAAAAGTCCGGGTTCATGTTGTTGACGATAGCCAGAAGCTGATCGTTCTTGTCTGCGATGATTGCAGTATCAGTGACAGCCAGTTGCCCCTGTGGCGTCTTGAGGTTCGTGCTCATCGCCGTCCCGAATGCAGAACCAATATCTGCTATACGCCCGGCAAGAATGTCTCCCTCATCCGGAACATCAAGGCCAGTGGTGGAAAAGGTCACGGCCGGTACCGCCGTAGAGATTGTCGTCATTTTTTCCTCACAGGGTGACGCTGGAATCCAGGCCGTTGGTATCCACGATCGCAATAACGCCGGTAGTACGGCGCGTATCGCGGTTGTTAATCAGCGTCGGCTCAGCGCGCGCGATATAGCTCATCCGCAACGCTTCAACCTGAAGCGCGGCCGCCATGGCGCCGGTGCTGGCCTTAACGTTCAGCAGCTCTTTGTAATTAACGCCGGTGTCTTTTTCGTAAATGCACTCGCCGCGTATAGCCAGGCATGCCGTCGCTACGTCCTGAGCGCAGGCGTAGGGGTTTTCTACCGTGGCGATATTACCCAGCTCATCAAGGACAAGGTCCCAGGTTTCGGGATCGAGTTTGAGAGAGATTGTTTTCATGGATGAATATCCATTGGTTAAATGTCAGGATTTAATAAATCTTTCTTCCTGGGTATGTTGCTTTAAACAACTTTGAGGGGATCGCCATGGACATCAAAATCACCTGCCCGGAGTGCGGAAGTGAACGCATCAAAGCACCCGCCGAAGTCCACACGCTGGACGACCTCGCGGGTTCCATCTGCGCCGACTGTGGAAGAGAGATCAGTAAAGATGATGTCGTTAGTCAGGCGAGACAGTTCGCTATCGACTCGCTCCGGGATTCCATCGGGAAATCGTGATTTAAGCTCTCCGGTCAGGACGTGAATCTTGTCGTCTATGCGTGAGGTGTCGATTGACAGGGTAATGAGCATGATTTACTCCCATAAAAAAACCCCGCCGAAGCGAGGTTTGTGTTGTTTACGAAAATTTCGTAGTTGGTTAACCAATCACATATTCAGCCTTTCCGCCACGGAACGAGATGGTTTTATTCCCCGCCCGGCGGCAAGCATCCGCGATAGCCTTCATACCGTACTCGACATTACCCAGATGTTTGCGCATCGCCACAATTTCAGCCTTCGGCGCCGACACATCAAAGCCGGCCTCTTCCAGAACGTTAATCAGGCGAATAGCTGCAGATGTCGAGTTGTCACCACAAAGCATCTCCATCGTCACGTCAAAGGACGGGGCTGTTAGAGACTTCCCAAATGACAGGTTGCCACTGCGAACCAACGGGTTGTTATCGATCCACCATTGAAGCGGAATGTTTACGTCAAACTTCGGCTCTGGCAGTGTTTCCTGCTTGCCAAGGAATTCCCCCTCAAGCGCAACACGGTGAACATACTCGATTGCAGTTGGAATCTGCGATGCCTCCAGGTCCTCAATGCTGTCAACATTAAAGCGTTGATGGATCATCGCGTAAGCTTCCGGATACATCATGTGCCTTTTGCTTACCAGCATGTTAACGGCATCCCGAAGTGGCGTCCTTTCATCGACCGTGGTCTTTTTGCGCGGGTTCTTAACCTCGCCTTTAGTCCAGTAGTCATGCAGAACGGTAAAGCATTCCTCCTGGTACTTGATCAGTTTGTCGCGGATATCAGCACGGACTTTTTCTGGGTTGATACTGAACAGCCATCCATTGAGTTTTTTCAGTGGGAGGCACAAAAGCTTACGCAACTTGCCGTCGGCGGCAACCATGTTCATATGAACACAGTTGAATTTTTCTAGTTGTTTCATCAGTTTTGTTTGCTGAGTTGACCAGCTCATGCCGAGGTTTTCAACGACAGGCTTCATCGCCACATAAGCGATGCCTGCAGCCATAGCAGTGATTATTTGCTGCCCGTTGAACGGCACGTAAGAGGTGTTAACTGCTTCAAGAATTGCTATACTTGTCATGTCGATACTTCCTTCTCTGGATTTTTCGATGTAGAAGCCTGACGGTCTAGCCACCGTTGGGCTTCGCTATTTCTGAGGCACAAATAACCCATCTTTTTTGAGGCTATCTATAAGTCTCATAACCATTTCGGTATTGATTGACCTCCCCGCTGCCTCTGCTGCTTTTTCAATGGCTTCCTTTACATCTGCTGGTATTCTCATGTTGTACTTCGGTGCTTTAGATGAAACGATCATACTTCCTCCTATCATTTTGGTATAACCGTTATACCATTGTGGTTGCGGTAGTGCAATAGTAATATCACCACTATGTTATGGAGGTGGTATGTCACGTGAAGAGCCGCAGATAAATATAAGAATTTCCAATGAGTTAAAGGCAAAAGTTAAGGCTAGAGCCCAAAGCAACCGTCGATCAATGAATGCGGAAATTATTCAAATAATTGAAGATGCCGTGGATGGACGGTCATTCAATAGCGCTGAGTTTGCCAAGCAAGAAGCCGATCGCTTCAGGGATGCTCTTCTTGAGACTTTTTCGAAAATGTATAAAAAGGAAGAAAAATGACTCTTCCAGAAAACCTCAAATCATTAACTAATATTGACTTGAATGATTTGTCTGAAAATGGTCTTGTTCTTATTATTCCATTAAGCAAATCACAAAATTTTCCTTTAGTTGAGAAGCTATCAAGCTTAATGGCATCTGCAAGGGGTTCAGTTAATGGTCGAGAGGTTATTTTGTGTGTTTCTGATTTAACATCTTCTCGGCAATGCGATTTATCTATGGAGATCATAAACATTGCAAGCTCATGGAAGGGGTTCTCAGTGATAGCTAGACGCAACGTTATACCACCACTTAGTTGTTATCAGGTTTTATCCTGTATGATCGAATCCTTCCAATGCATCAACAAAAAAGCACACTGCCAAACTAGAGTAAGCAACGCCTCCTTCCTTCGCCCATACGTCCTTCACTCATTAAGCATGGTGAACAGAGATGGATTAGAAGCCATCCTGCCGTGCAAATTAGTCAGCAGTGGATTCTACGACCCTTTGATTGATGCCAGCTTGGCCGAACAGTACCAGGCACACGCCGTATCCCAAGGCATCCACTGGTGTCCTCATTTTGATGAATCTTTAATTAGGGTTATAGATGGCAAGGTAGATGCTACAAAAACTAATGAATACGATACTTTCATCGAAGAAAAGAAACCCACCTAATGGTGGGCTTTGGCTAGTACATCGACTTGATCTGCGTGGTACCGTCCGGAACGCCGTACTTGCTCATTTTCCAGCAAGCCTCAGCAACCTGGATTATTTGGTATCTCATTTCCGGCCCAATTCCTTCTGTTAAGCTAATGTGCTGTTTCATAAACTCAAGGGTCACGCCTTCCCTTTGAGCTGCTCCAGCCACCCGGCACATACGCCTTACCCCAGCATCAGAATCAGCCTGCTGGTATGGGTATCGGGCCATTAGAGAATAGTAAATACTATTTAACGTGTATGAAGCTGAGTCAATTTCCATTTTAGCCGCACATTTTTCATTGCTTCTACAATCCTCTTCTTTCCTTTTCTGCTCACTTTGTCGTTTAAGCACTTCATTATTTTTGAATGTTTTAATACCATCATCATGAGCATTAGCATATGCGTTGTAATAGCATACATCATGCCACCCACAAGACAGAGCTTCAGGAACAATCAAATAATTCCCTGTTATTTTTTTATAATCATCTTTAAGCTCTGTAACTGTCCATATTTTACCAGAGTTTGATCGGTGATGCGCGTTATCAAAAGCGTTAGCTTGCTGCTCGGCTGTCGGTGGTGTTCTGGCGCACCCGGAAATAATTATAAAAATTGCAGAAAGGGTTATTATTTTTTTCATCACGGCTCCAGGGGATCGGTTCGGCTTCCTCCTGATACTACCCCACCATGAGTATGCCCATCAACGATAGAACCATCGACAAGCTCAAGTTTCCCATCTGGGTGGACTTTCAAGCCATTGATGTCAACCACTCCAGGACTCTGTATGTTTATGCCGTTGCCTGTAAACTCAGCGAACTCCGTGGGTTCATCGTTCAAACTAGCGATAGCAGTGATGTAAACAGCATCCGAGTATGAGTGGCGCCGCTGAGTTGGTGGTGGCCCACTTTGCCTTGATACTCTGACATTGGTTGTATCTTTGTCACAGGCAATTACCAGACCAATATCGCCAATGCGGGGCGTCATTTTTACCGCGCTGTTCCCGGCCTGATACCGAATGAAGGGAATGTCATACACCTCCTGACATTTAATCTCCCCCCCGGAAACGTTCGCGCCACTCACAAGAGGTAGCACAGTCATAACGCCATCACCAACATCTTTAACCAGAACAATATCAGCAAAAACATTGCCCTTTGATGCCGTGGCTATAAGGGACAAGATCGCGTTACCCTGACAGGAGATATCAGAAGCCTTTTGGTTAGTTGCCATTATTTTCCCCTCCGATGACAGATATCGGAGATGCCACAACAAACGTCTCCCAAAGTCCGCCAGGCACTTTACAGGACAGATAGTGGGTAGTCCCCGCCTGCACCACCCACTCCCCGCTCGCGTGTGGAAGGTCAGTCTCAAGGATGATTTTGGTATTCAGTTTCAGAGATGGAGAGTAAATGCAGCGAAAGTTAATCCCCATCTCATAAAATATTGGGTATCCAATAAGCCCAGTGGCCGGAGAAATATACGGAACAACTGAATCAGACGGTGTTTTACCTGTATAAATTGTTACAGTGCCAAAATCTATGTCAACAGAGATATCATGTGCCGCCGCAATTTTTAATATTTGAATTATTGCATTGTCATCGAAATATGGATTTCGATGAGTAGCCTTAACGTCCACGTTAACGAACTTTAATCCAACCTTAAAGGCAAGAGCACGAATCATATCAGCAACATCAGCATCGCCGCGAATGGATGTAGGCTCACATGGGATCAGGCGCTCCCTGCCGGCCGCCGCCGCGGTTATCTCAATCGGCGCATCCGGCATCTGATTCAGGTTAATCCTGGCAGATGTTATTGACCCGGAAAAAACACGGGTGTCGCCGGCGTAAACGACAATTGAGTTCTGCGCATAAGCGACTATCTTTTGCGCGTTAGTTGTCAACTTTGACATGTTTTCCAGGGAGAGTCCCCAGAGGCTAAGTTCGAGTACCGTACCCGTAGCGCCGCCAAAGGCAGATATAGCAGCTTCACACTTGAAACCTTTAACAGTCAAAGTGTCGCCAATATCGCCGTCAAACGTACCGTTAGCCAGCGTGAACGATACGGTAAGTTCTCTCTCCTTGTAACTCATCTGCCAACCTCGCTGCTCGTCGCATAATACAGCTTGAATCTGGTGCCAATTTCGTCGTAATGAGGATCGGCTGTACCTTTCGAGTCAACGAAAACCAGATCTCCACTGAACCCCAGATATTTATACCGAACCAGGTAAACGCAGTTCAGGCAGAGAACACCCTGAAATATCGGCTTGTCATCGACATACAGATCGGCGTAAAACCCGGTTGAGCGCTGATGAAGCTTGATGGCGCAGTTCTGGCCGCCAAGCGTGACATACACCTTTTGGGATAGTGACGGTGATAAGCTAATTTCCTGCATGTCACATCACCTTTTCCAGAAAGTCGGAGACGGTGCTTTTTATCTGCTTAGAAACCGCAGTAGAAGAGCTGTCCCACGCCTTAGAGACCGAATCGGCCGCCGAGTTAACGTTAGATACAATCCCCGCCCCGGTAGTCTGGAGAGCTTCTGATAAGGTTGTATCTGCATTTGACCAGGCATTCTTAACATCGCTCAATGTCACCTCTTTCGTTGCCCCGGTGATCACCTGCGTTGATGCTGCGGCGCCATTGTTGGTTTTCGCGTTGCTGGTCGGCGGCCCTTCAATCACAGCATTTGAAAGCATGACCTCCCCGCCGTCCATGATCTCCTCGAAAGTGCAGTTCGCCATCAACAACGTCTGCCCGCGATATGACCCCACAAAATAATCGAAGTGGGTCAGATCGTAGCTGTAATACACCGTGTCCGGCGTCTCGATGTTGTAGGTGCTGGCCGTGTTTTTCATCTCATCCAGTTTCTGAATGAAATTGTTCCGGCTCAGCAGAGAGAAGTTGGTCAGGTTAGGCAGTGACCCGGAAAAAGCCGTCCACCCCTCAAGGGCAAAAATGATCCTGAGTTCAGACGGCTGTTTCACTTTGTTGTAGGACGTGTACCGGCCCTTTTCTACCGGCCCCTTAGTTACCGCCGCATCACCGTAGCGATCAACACTAACCCAGCCGGAAGGAGAGAAAACCTCCTGCCCGGCTGCAGCCGTCAAAAGCGACTCGTCAACGGTGTTATAGGTGATCCGGTAAGTTGGCGACAGGGCGCTGTTAAGAACGGATAACAGGCTTCCTCCCTGAATGGCGGATAGCACTGTCGAGACATTCAGAGAAAACGACATGAGTTATTGTCCTGAGTAGCCAGCCAAAAGCATGACACGGTTGTCGCCGTGCTTTTTGATGTCGCTGGTAAGCTGTTCCACGTTCTGGGCCTGGGTGGTGATTTTGGTGCCATAAAAGTTATAAACACCGCCAGCCTGACCCGGCATCGCGCGGTCTACGGCCATCCCGGCGCCGGGGCGCATTCCGGCCATGACTTTAGGGACGTAATTGCGAGTTTCCGCCGGCATGTTATCCATGCCTTTCTTCTGGACGTTTCCGAGTCCCCAGTTATAGGAGGCAAGAGTTTTTTCCAGATCGCCGCCTGTGGCATCCATTAACCATCTTAGATATTTCGCTGCGGCCTCTGCAGACTTATGGGGATCGTAAACGTCACGACCTTTCAGCCCCATATCTTTTGCGGTGCCTGGCATGAACTGGAACAAGCCTTTTGCTCCGGCTTTCGACTCAGCGAACGGGTCACCACCTGATTCAGTAGCAGCTACCGAAGACAGCAGCCCGGCAGGCAGGCCGTATTTACCCTCCAGCGCACCGAACTCGCCAGCCATTGCCTGAAGAAATGCCCTTCCTTTGGCGCCAAGGCGAGCAGCCTGCGCGTTAAGCGGGACGTTTGGCTGGTATCCGCCAACAATATTTGGCTGCATGGATGCTGCCCCTGCAGGAGAGATTAATGCATTCACAGCCTGTGAAAGAAGATTTTTCGTTGATTCCCAGAATGAGCGCTCATCCTGATCTTTCTTCCTTTGCTCTGGTGATACAGCTTGTATATTTTGCTGGTTGTTATACCAACCACCTGCAGACCAGCGCTGTTTTATTGACTCCCAAAGAGAATCAGTATGGTCTGCTTTGGTTGCGGCATTCGATATGTTCTGATAAGCCCCTACCCCCACAGCACTGGCAGCGACAAACCACGCAGGCGGTGTGAGGGCGAACAATCCAGTAAAAGCCTTTGTGATTCCCATCACCCATGTCGCAACCTTTAAGCCGATGAGTAGCTTTATCGCGTTTTCCCAACCCCCAACCTCTTGCGCTGCTTTATCTGCCATCTTTGCGCCGCTCTCAATTGCACCAAAGAAAGCATCGACTTTTTGTTTCATCTCCTCAGGATGTGACTTCATCCAGTTGGAAAGGTCGCGGAGCACGACGTTAAAGTCGCGCACATACGGAATAAGGAACGTGTAAAACTGGTTTTTTGTGGTTTCGAGGCTCTGGTTTAATTCCGCCCATGCGGCTGTAAATTCCTTTGCGCCTTTGGTTGAGGCGTCTGTAATGCCGGAGCTTTTAGTCAGGCGATCAACGTCAGGCAGGAATTGTCCTTCCTGGTTGCGCTGATTGATAGCATCATCAATACCAACCAACTGAAGAATCTGACGGCGGATATCTGGATCGGTAACCTTCCTTGCCGAATCCAGTATTTTCCTGAACGTGGTTTGTGCTGAGTCGTCCCTGATATTGAAAGAATCATGGGTCAGAGAATTAAGCCGGATTGCAGCTTCCTGCACTGGCGTATCGTACACCCCGACCTTAGCCAGTTGCTTTGCGTCCTGAAACCCCTGCAATGCTGCGCTTATCTTTTCAGCTGAACTGCCAGCAGCCTCCGCAGATTTCGCCCACCCATCAAGCTCTTTAGCGCTCATCCCTAGTGCTTTCGACTGGATCGACAAATCCATCAGGCCGGAAGTGGTGCTTTTCACAAAGCTTATCAGGCCGCCGGCAGTGACGGTAACGCCAGTCAGTGCCAGCAGCTCCGTCTTTATGCTGCCGAAGAATGCTGCTGCCTTTTTCCCCTGCTCCGCCATTTCCTTGGCGGTTTTTTTCGCATCCTCACGCTGCTTCTTGAGGTCGTCGCTAACGTCTTTCTGCCCCTTACGGAAGTCAGACGTATCAAGGCCCAGCGTAATCAGGAGGGCGTCAATTACCGTTGCTGCCATGATCACTCTCCGCTATGGCTCTGTTGGTGTTATCCACGGTCATTATTTCAATCAGCCACCACATATCCTGGACGCTGTATACGGTGTCCAGTTCGTGGAGTGTCGCCATTTTCCCGGAGATCACCGCGGCGATGGTGCGCGGTACATTCGCATACTGTATGAAGCCGCGATCTGAATCTTCAGGAACGGATAAGGGGATTTCTAACTTGCGGTGGCTGCTACAAAAGCGATATGGAGTTTGAAGGCTTCGATTTTCAGGCGCGACCAGGTGCTGATTTCTTCGATCTGCCCTTCGTCAACAAGCGCTGTCTCGATACCGTTACCCCCGAGGAATTTCACGCAACCAAGCAACTCATCAAGCAGAGGCTTAGACTGTGCGAACGGAACTTTAGCCAGTGAAGTGATACCCCACTGAGCGAGTCCGGCCATACCGCTGGCCATCACGCTTTCGTACAGCTCGCGAGCTTCTGCGTTATCCTCGGCTGGGGCCGGCGCCACCGCAGCACCGATGGCCATCATCATATTGTCGGGAACGGTAACGCCGGCGCCAATCACGGCGCACGCCAGGCGGATCGCCCACTCTTCGGCCTTTCTCGCCGGCATTTCGGTGATTTTGAACTGCTTACCCTTGTCACGGTTATCTGCTTCAACCGTGAATACGATGCTTTTACGAGCCATTTTTGTTTCCTGAATGAGTTATCTGGCAATAAAAAGCCCACCGTAGTGGGCCATTCAAAAACCACGAATTTGTGGTTTTCATGATTCGGTAAGCGCACCAGGAAAACCGGGCAATGCCAACTGACCTTGCTTGTCCAGTTGCTCAATGCGTGAAAGTAGCTGTGGCTTCTTCTCTTTCCCCCACCGGCGTAACAGACGACCAGACATACTGGCGACATCCTTCTCTTTCAGGAACTCCAGCATGACGGCGTTACGCTCTTCTTCAAACTGGCGCCGCCCTACCTGAAGCATCGCGTACATCCAGTTGAAGGCGTTGATGTAGGCGATCTTAATACGCATCGCCTCTTTTTTGGTGTAGGACATAACCAGAAGCATCAATCCATCTTTGCGGAGTCGATAGAACTTCTGCGGCTTTCCGTTCTGCAACTCATTGTTTTTATAGCAAACCTCAAAATTGAGTTTTGTATCGAACTCTTCCGGGCATGCCTTAATAGTTTTTTCGATATCACGAATGACGTTGTCAGGACGTTTCCCAAATGCCTTCGCCACCATAAACGAGTCAGTTACCGGGTCGTTGTCAGCAACAAAAATGAGGTCACGGAAATCAAGTCCGTTAATAACTGTTGGGTATGACATTGCGGTATTTCCTTTAGAAAGATGAGCCTGTTCGCACAGAAATGCCGCCCCGAGAAGGTCCGCACCTATACGGCATTTCTCAGGCTCAGCTTTCTGAAAGACTCGGGAGTTAAATGCGCTGCGACGCGCAGGGGTTTATTTCTGGTATAAAAAAGCCCGGACTTGGCCGGGCTGATTGTTTACGCTGAGTAGTCTGCCGGGGTGACAGTTTCCCACTGGATGAGTCCAGTTACCGGCTGAAGAACACGGCCGGCAGACGGCATGCGGCGTGCACGCTGCAGGATACCGTTGGTCATAATGTACTTTTTACCCAGCGACGGCAGGATCACAGTCCCATTAACACGCAGTACAGACCGCGTGGTCATCTGCGTGGTTTGCCAGTTGTCGATGTACTTAATCGACGGGGATGATGCCGCCAGATGGAATGTCCACGGCAGATCACCATAAATAAAACCACCCAGCAGTTTACCGTCAGCAGTACGCTGGTACTCTGCCGTGTCGGTATCACCCATTTCGAAGATGTTTTGCGCTTCGAACTGCTCCAGGTTAAACCCGGATGGGTAGAGTTCAGCGATTACCAGCTCAATGATGGCGTCTGCCGACGTAATATTTTGACCGGCCATTACTGCACCTCCACGCTGTTAACGGTGATACCCTGGATGATCCCGCCGTCGGTGTACCAGAAGTAAACCGTTGGCTTGGTACGCGCGGCGCGCATTGCCGGGGTGAACGGGCCGATATAGACGTAATACCCTTCAGCCAGAAGCGAATCCGTAACATCAACGCCAGCGATGGCGTTAATCTGGTCGATCTGCGACTGGTCAAGATCGGTTCCCGCCGTCATGCCACCCCATGCCCTGAATTGCTCAATGGTCGGCTTCATGCACGACTCAATACGAGCTTTCCCGGCTGCTGCGTAAGGCAGATTGCTCGCCTGCTGGAACAGCGCAACGAGAGCCGCCTGAAGCTGAGCATTTACCCATACCTGACCAGCCCATGCGTCAAGCCAGGCGTAATCACCGGTAATAGAGCCGGGCGCCCACTGGTTGGTTTCGACTGCATTCGAGGCATAGTTTCCGTAGAAGTTATAGCCGTTGGCCTTAGCCGCCTCGTAATCAGTATCGTTGCTGATCATCGGCAGCAGGCCGGACACCTGACGACCATTCAGAGAACAGCGCCCATTGGCCTGCGTGAAGTTCAGCGCAGCCACAAACCCCATAGCGTTTGCTGCGTGGTTCGGATAACCATACACCGGGCAGATGTCGTTATAGGCGTAGGTGTTGATGATGTCGTACACCAGTGCATTCGAGCTGCCCGCCACGATTGCCGTTCCTGATGCGTCCCATGGGACATAGGCAAAGCGATGGTTCTGGCTGTTTGTCCAGAGCGCAAACGCATTAGCCTGGTCTTTGGTGACAGCGAACGTCGTGGAGAATGTTACCCAGTCCTGCTCTTTGGCAAGAATGGCAGTAAAGATATCGTCAACCACCGCCGGCGCCGCCCCCTGAGAGATCACCGCGCCGGTCGCTTCGGTCAGTTTAAGGCCTGTGGCCAGCGTACCTTCATCGGCAAAGGTAATGGTGCTATCCACGCCCGTGGTGGCAGAAGTGATGATAAATTTCTTCAGCACGCTATCCCAGGTCACTACAACCGAGGAGCCAATGCCGGTTTCAATCAGCTCTGCCGCGTTATCAAAACTGGTGGCGCCGCTGAGGTTGATAGCCGCAGAAGTCTCCTCCGTACCATCAACGGTCAGAGTCAGCGTACCCGAAAGCAACTTGAGCTGTGCCAGCGTGGTCGCGGCGTGCGATCCGGAACGAAGGAATGCCGCCACTGCTGCGGTATTGAATCGGCTAAAATACAGCTTGCCAGGCATCTGCGTTTTACCGGTGAATGCGGCGAAATACAGCACGGCGGCGGTGTACTCAATCGACGCGCTGCCGAAGTACGCCTTTACCTCATCCGCACTGGAAAATGAGGGTACTGCACCAACCGGCGCGTATGCGCTGTCGGTCAGGAACAGGCCATTGAGATCAATAGCTGTCCCTGTCGCCTTCAGTACGCCGGGAAGCATCTGGGCGATTTTTGATAGCGAAATTGCCATTTATTATTTCTCCGGAGGAAATCTCACGTCGACCGGCTGCGATATTACATCTGCGCCTGTCATAAACTGCTGAGGAACGCTGACGACAATCAGCGGGTTTGCGTGGAATTCAAGCGTCCAGCGGGATTCCCACTGTTTCTCGCCGTTGATCATCGAGGTTTGCCGCGGGGGGCCGGAATAAAGCGGTACCAGGACATTTGCGTTTTCCCTGAACCAGGTGCATGCGAATTCGGAGCGGGCAACACGCGAAAAGATGGTGGCATTGTTTTGCGCCTGATCTCCGTAGAAATCGAGCTGACATTGCCATTCATCAACGCGGCGAAGTTCTGCCCGCCCGTAATCGCTAACGCCGTCATACTCGTAATTGACAGCACTGGTTGATAGGTCCGTCAGAAAAAGCGGCGTCATAGTAATGAATCCGCCTTTCGGCATGGGTGTCTGATTTTGCTGAGTCTGCGTGATCTCTGCATCCGGGAAGAGGACGGAAAGGAAATCGCCAGTCGCCTTAAACAGATCGCTTTCAGTGACCTGCAGGCCTACGTCAATTGTTGACATGCGATAACCCTCGTCCAGTCCGGCCAGATTTCAGGCACATCCACAACCAGCCATGTTTCATCGCCGATAACGAACTTATCGCCGCCCTGCTGCCGATCCCTGTTAATCCCGCACCAGTTGCCATCCGTCCAGATACTGACCAGCACACCCTGGATATTCATGTTATCCATGTGCCTGATATCAGCCTGACTCAGCGCCTGCTTTTGCACCATCATCGTTACCGGCGGCGCGAAGCCAGGAGAAGTCGAGTAATCCGGGTTTTTGATTGGTCCGATCGAGCGGTAAATCTGCGCCTCGACGCGAGGATTAACCGCGCTAATGGCGCTTCGCACTATGGAATGAAGATTCACTCTTTCACCTCGTAGTCGACCGAGTTCAGCATGTGGGCCGAGTCGATTAATGGGTCATTAAACCCTTTTTTGTCGACCGTGCTTTTTGCGTTCGGCGGCTCAGAAAAGGCGATGATTGACGACTGAATCTGCCCCTTGATCCGCTCTCCCATCAGCGCCAGGCTTTTGCGGGCGTCAAAATCGTTTGCCTTCATGAGTTTCCCAAGCTCTCCGCCCCACTCCGGACCATGTTCAGAAATGGTCTTCCTGAAGTACGGCCTGGATGGGATCGTAACGATATGCTCGGGTATCATTACTGACTGCGCGAAATTGGCCTTTGATGGCTTAGCGAAGCGAGAAACGCCGTCACGGCGAACGTAAAAGTTCAAATCCCTGGTATGCGCCGGGATTTTTACAGTGCCGCCAAATTCGTTGGTGGCTGCCACAAGTGCTACCGGCGTCCCGTCGGGGTATTTGGACCCTTCAAGGAAACCAACCTTCAAATCATCGCCAGAGGACAGCCCCTTTGCGATCGACTGCAGGTGCTCCATCAGCTTATCTCCGCCTGACATTCCATCCATAGCTACCTCCTGATGAAAGAGCGGCGGTTATAATGGCCAGGGTACATCGAAGGAGAGGACCCAGGGACATATCGCACAGTGCGATAAGGGGCTGTAGCTTGCCAGTAAGCAGCGCCGTATGGCGTCTGGAGATACCACCACGATGACGCACTGGAAGGACCCGCATCAGTCGAAACCGATACAGACCCCTCTGATGCGCTTGCCACCCGACCTACCAGACCAGACGCCTTCTCGCCGTTTACGCCTGAATTCAAAGCCGCGATGTGAGCAACCAGCATATTCAAGAAGACGGCGCGGACAGCAACATCCGCAACCAGGCTGCGGTCCGTGTTATCAAGGTAAATCGTTGCCTCCGTGAAGTACGCATTAAGCAGCGTTCCACTTACGGCATCGAACTCCGGATAACGCTCACGAAATGCGGCAACATCAAAGACAACGATCGCCATTATTTTTTGTCCGCCTTCTCAACGCCCGGGGCCGGGTTGTTCTGATCCAGACCTTCCAGACCAGTTTTCTCCGAAGCGTTTTCATTCGCTTTCGCCTGGGCGCTGCTGGTTTTCGCCTGGGCAAACACTAGCTCTTTGCGAACGTATGGCTGATCAGCATGTACTGCCATCCATGCTTCAAACGCTTCCTTGTCCACGTTTTCGGTCAGGCCGTAGCCGCCGAAAACGAGAGAGGAGTTGGAGCCGTTAAGCTCCACTTTGTACCCGCCCTGCTCCAGGATCAGGCCGTTCGGCAGTTTGCATCCTACAGTTACTGTTTCGGCCATGTTACACCCCGATCATGCTGGCAATGCCCAGCGGTTGACGAATGATTGCACCCCAGGTGCCACCGGATTTTTTCTGCCGCCAGGAAGACTCTTCCACCACGACAGCATGCGCGCGCATCTTCTCGGTGAATGCTGCGTAAGCGGTGTCCTGCTCACCCAGACGCTCAACAATCAGTTGCACCAGCTCGCCTGAGGCGGTGCTGTATTCAACAGCGGTTTCGATACGCATGTTCGGGAAGTTTTTCTTCAGCTGATCGGTGACGTTCACGTTGTACTGGTTCGTCTTGGTCAGGTTGACTTCCATTTCCGGCGACATGCCGAGTACCATGCGATCGGTGCGCTCTACGAGGCCTTTGGTCTGAGAGACCAGCTGCTTATAGAGGCGACCGGAAATGTCGTCATATACAGCCTGCCCGTCTTTCGTTGCCCAGGTAACGCCACCGCCGGAACCAGTCGCCGCCGGAGTAACCGAAGCGCTCAGAGACGGATCGTTGAGCAGACCGTAGTTTTCCAGTCCGGCGATGCCGTAGAAGTAGGACTTGTTCTGGAACTTGTTCAGCACAAGCGCAGAGGCCACGTTGAGCTCGGCGGCATAGCCGATACGCCCGGCGCCGTACATGTCCAGCTCGCGCTCACCCCAGCGGGTGTGAGTCTGATAATGGAACGACTGGCGCGGTACCCAGTTAACGTTGGCGGACGTCATGCCGTTGTTGTTGAAGTCGCCGTAAGCGCTGGTTTCACCAGTCGACTCGACGATCGGGAACTGCGAGGTCAGCGTCGTCCAGTCGCCTTTTTTCACTTCACCGATAATCTCTGCGGCCTTCATCGGCGTTACGAGAACGCGGATAAGTTCCGGATCGACGTAGTTCGTGAAGTAGGCCGGGATACCGGCGTTATTCGCAGTAACCATTTGCGGCTGGGCATCCATCGCCAGTGCGAAATTCTCCGCAAACTCCGGCTTCAGGTAGTCCTTTGCGCCGGGCAGCACAATGCCATATTTCCCGCTAGCTGCGGCGTAGTGTCGCTGAAATTCGTTCATTACTTGCTCCAGGTGCTGATTTTGACCAGCTCGCCAGCGTCACAATCGCTTGCGGCATAGAATGCGGTCTCGATAAAACCGGCCACGGTCGCGCCGGCTGCGGCGACTTGCACCTCACCGGTGGTCAGGGATGCAAAAACCTTCTGCCCGCGGGTGGCAGCGGTTGACGTTTTGGCCCAGAAGTCACCGGCAACCATCAGGGTGATTTCGCGTCCGGGCTGGATAAGCATGGATGCCTGGCCCAGCCAGATGGTGATCGAGGTCTGACCGTCACGATGGACAAAGCCAGACGGAACACCGCTACCGGCATTGGAAGCCACACCGTCAACGACCCAGGCGAAGCGGCCGACAGTCAGGCCGTCCTCGCCAGCAACCAGAGCTCCCTCGCCGGCCTGATAGGTCGCGTGAGGGTTGGTGCCAGCAAAGGCCCCTTCGACGCCGGGGGCCGGATACTGGTTAATTCGTGTCTGAAAACCTGCCATGTTAACCTCGTTTCAGTTTGCCAGCGGTCGGGAATGCTTTTTCGAACTCACTGACGGAAGCGGAATCCTGCGCAATGACAGGGCGTGAATTTTCTTTCTGGCTGATCGCCATTTTGACCATCGCCGGATAAGCGGACGGGTGAACGCCGGCGATATCCACACCGCTTTGCTCAAGCGCGGTGCGATAGACATCTTCGGCTGAGTCCATGGCAACGACGTCACCGATCAGCGGGCGAACAACCTGCTCGGCTTCACGGATTTTCCGGAAGTTTTCCGCAGCCTTTTTAGTTGCGCTATCGGCTGCCAGGCGGATCGCAGAGTCCATCGCCGTTTTGGAGACTTTGTCGTCTTCTTCATCGTCTTCATCTTCGGCGGTTTTCTTCTTGTCCTTATCTTCGTCGTCGTCCTCATCGTCCGCCGTTTTTTTCTTATCCTTCTCGTCGTCGTCTTCGTCGTCGGCGGGTTTGTTTTCTTTTTCGTCTTCCTTTTCGGCTTCATCAAGAGCCAGAAGAGCTTTGCGGACTTCTGCCTCCAGATCAGCATCCTGCGCCAGAAGTGGCTTAAGGGTGGCGCGGATCGCCTCTGCCTTATGTTTACGCATGTGGTTAAGCTCCGGTGGTAATGAATCTGCGACCAGTACATCTGGCCCTGCGCGGCCGTCAGGGACCAGCGCTTCGTGGTTTCCGAAAATGTCACGCATAACGCCGTCATAAGGCTCGCCGTCAGGAGTGACACCCGGGGTCATGTCTGCGACGTACTTGTACGATGCAGATAGCTCTCGCTGCTCTCCGCTCTCAATTCCAGCAATCGCGCTGTTATCCCAGATCGACATACCAACCGTGAGATACGTGCCGTCAAACTCCGCATTGGAGTGCGTCACGCCAACACGAAATTCATTGGGCGGGTCGGTGGGAAAATCGGGGATGTGCTTGCTGAGCACGGGGATGTTATTGAAGGTTTTGGCTGCTTTCCGGAGCTCGTCCGGGTGGCGCCAAAGCCGGTAAAGTTTGTTGGGTTCGAGCCCAAGCTCTTCGCTTCTTGGTATCTCTCTTCCGTAGTAGGCGTTGACGTTTGCCTTGCTGATATTCGTTCGTGAAATCTGAAGGCGGCCATTTGCGTCGATGGTGCGCACAGAGGCGCGATCGAAAGCTAAGCACTCTGTAGGCTTCATTGATCAATCCTGTTTTGAAAGCCCTGGAATGACAGCCTCCCAGGTGCAACGACAATTTGGTAACTCGCCTGGCATGATGTACTCGCCATCAATGAGCATCCCCTCCGAGAGGTCGAACAGCTTGCCATTGGCTTTTACATGGGACTGGCGAGGCTTTTTCCCTGCATGGGAGTGCTTCCATATTCCCTGGGTAATGCCGAGCGCTTGCTGTCGCGCAGACTGAACGACTGAGGTGGCCTTGTTGTTCTGATCTCGGGCAATGAACGCCGCACGGCGCCGGGTAATCCCGTATCGCTTCTGGAGTTCATCGGTGAGATAGGACAGGTCGCGCCCACGCGCTACCGACCGCATAACCAGCCCTTCCACCTCGGTGAAATACTTCTCGGGGATGGATCGGATAAGGCCGACATTCTCGGCGATGGTTGCCTGAAGAGCGTTATTCATCTGCGAGGTCATCTTAAACTCGACAGTAAACCCCGCATCTTTGAAGGCTGTGGCCAGTGAAGTATCCGCGTTTTTCATGGCGTCGTTAGCGAACCTGTCGGCAAGCTTTTGCGCCATGTCATCAAACCGCCGCGTCCAGCGCTTAGCCAGTTTCTGCATGGCATTCCGCATCATCACTGCAGGCGATGCATCCATGGCGAAAGCCGCGCCGCTGGCCCGATAGTTTGCCGACAGCCAGTAGACAACAGACGCCTGCATTTCCTGCACCTGCTTATCAAGCTGTCGGCGGTACCATGCTTCAACGCCAGCGTTAGGATGAACCGCCCTTATCGTCAGGGTCTGCTTCTTCCTCTTCGTCGTAGTCGTCTTCGATTTCGAGGTCATCATTCAGGTCCAGAGAGTGATAGGGCGAATCCGGGTCACCGGCAATTTTTTCGCGGACTTCGTTGCCAGAGAGCACGCTGGCGGCCACATAGACAGCGTCAGTGTCCGCGTCTACTTTGCGAATTTCCGCCCGCTCTTTAGCACTCATTTCGTACAGCGGCTCAAAGTCGAAGGTTATGCCATCGTCAATGTCGCCGAACTCAGAGAGCTGAATAATGTCCATCACACGCTTCAGGTTGTCTTTAAAAACAGACTGCTGCAGGGCGTGAATGTAGTCGTAGAAAACGCGGATTTCGCCGTCAGACGTTGCGTTAAGGCCATTTGGAGTAATGCCCAGCAGTTTGACGAGCGGGATGCTCGAAACCGCAGACATGTGCTCCTGCGACTGTGCCTGCAGGGCATCCAGACCGTTAAGCGGGGCGTTAACGAACTCAACCGTTTCTGGCTGGGTAGGGTTGTTGTCTTTAGCGAATGCGCCACGGTTATCGCGGCATCGGTTGAAGACATCAAGCCTTGCCAGAAGACTATCTGCCCCACCGCCCTGCAGAATCGTGCTCATATTTGTTCCGATTACCGGAACAGAGAACGAGTGAATCATGTCGCTGACGCTGTCGCGGGTGCGAAGCCAGTTATTGACGTATGGCTCAGCAATCTGCGAGAGAGACAGGCCGCGGAAGTTATACGATGCTTTCAGCAGATCCGGCACCTGCCGCGAGACGAAATCAATCATCCGGCTTGCATGTACGGTCCGACCCATGACAAACCACTGCGTCGGCTTGTAGAAATCCGGGCTCAGCGGGTTGTCGGAGTTATAAATCCCCGGATAGGTCCAGATAGGCTCGATGACCCTGAACCCCTGCAGGCTGCCTTTCGTGATTTTCTTGTCGCTCATGAAGAGCTTCGATTGCAGCTCGTTGTCGTCCATCCATGCGGAGATTCCCCGCGGCGAACGAACGTCGATGTAAATCTGGCCGCCGCCAAAGTAGCCGTCGTGTTCTGCGGCTTCTTTAAAGCGCTCGCGCACCTTAAACCGCTTCATGGCCTCTTCAAGTTTTCTTACCCGATCCGCCTTGTCTTCATCGCCGACAGTTTTGAGCTTTATCCATTTGCGGGTCATTTCTTCCGCGATGGTGCCAACCATCTTGCGATATTCAGGCTTCTGCGCCAGCGTGGCCAGATACGGGTATCCGGGAAAGCTATCAAAGTCGCCGTAGCCGTAACCGCCATACGCAGCATTGAGAGCATCGTAAGGCGTAGAGTCCATTGCCAGAATGGCGCTTTTGATAGCCTCGGGGATCACCCCTTTCGGCGGTTCGTAGCGCTGAAACTCTCTTTTCGGTGATGCGCGGACTTCGGCCACGGACTCGGGCCTGATCCCGACCTTCGGTGCTTCCGGTTCTTTTGCCGGCTCAGGCGCGGCGACTTCTTTCTTTTTAAACCACCACACTTAAATTCTCCTGAGTTGATTCGGGTCGATAACCATCGGCTGCGGGCCGGAAATCAGGTTGTCGTCGATTGCGTCCATCCAGGTATCGAGGATGTCGTCGTTGTCGTGACTGTCATCAGCGGAGAAAGCAGCGCATTCCGTCATCGCCGTCAGCACCCACTCCGTTGAGCCTGCGATCGTGCCGTCCTCGTAGAAGATGCTGGAAAGCTTCTGTCCGTCGTCGGTGTGCGTGGCGGGGACAAACACTTTCCCGGTTTTGATTTGGGGGATGACGTTAAGGCAGCGAACAAGCTTGTTCTGCCCGGTGCCGCGCGGGATTTCCCTCACCGGGATGGCGAGTTGCCCGGGGGTCTGACTACGTTTTTTCAGAGTGGTGATGAGGCCCTGTCCGGCCTGCTTCTCTTCAATGGCCATATGACGCAGCGGCATGACCCGCATGGAGCCAGAGAGGCGCCACTTTTCCCAAACCTCTTCCGCTTTCTTCAGGAGGTCTTCCGGGTCCCACCGGCCGCGAACGACGTCGATGATGTACAGATTCCCGTCCACGCCCATGCCAGCCAGCGTAAACACGGTGTAATCCAGCCAGTCCTCTACCTTCCCGCTGTTCGTATCGACGTACACGGCGCGGTGCGTAAGCTTCGGCAGCGTGGTGTACGTTCTGAACCAGCTGGTGTCGATAATCCCGCCTGTCAGCGCCATCGGGTTTTGCTGGTATTGCGACAGGAAGGTATAGCGATCCTTTTCCCACAGTTGCAGGAGGTCGTTAACGTCTTCCATCTGCGGCCAGTAGGACCAGTAGCGAACGCCACCAACGACCACTGAATCGGTATCTTTGACCGTTTCCCAGCAAAGCGAACGCCATGGCTCATCGAGCGACTGGATGTACTTCTCGTCGATCATGGCCGGTATGGCGACATGGTGAAACGGCACGCCCATTCCGCCGGCAAGCATGAAGCCCGTTGCGTCATCGGTGTGCAGGCGCTGCTGAATGCTCACAAACGGAGTCGGGTGCTCTTTCGACTTATCGCCGCGGCGTGAGCGAATGGTGTTTACCAGCAGCGTATTCGCGCTTTTGCGTCGGGACTCGCTGAGCATGTCCACCGGCTTGTTGTAGTCGTCCAGCATCACCATGCCGGAAAACTCTGGTCCATAGTAGCCACCACGACCACCGGTGATCTGCCCGTTGCTTGAGCGCGATACCGTCTGGCCTATAGAGCGCCCTCGATCGTCCTTTATCTCCCACTCTTCTGCCTGGTTGACACCAAACGAGCAGGGCCAGAACTCCTGATATTCACGGCTGGCGATAATGTCGCGGGTGCGCCGGCTGTTACGCTTTACCAGCGTGTCAGCAAAAGAGATATTCAGGTTACGAAAGCGTTTAAGCCGCTTCTCCTGCACCAGGGCGTTGACATACGCCGGGAAGTGGATGGAGAAGAACTCTGTTTTTGTACCGCCTGGCGGGATGTTGATAATCAGGTTTCGCGGGACAAGGCGCCCGGCAAGCAGATCATCAATTTTCGAAGCCATCAGGCGGTGATGCCAGTTAACCAGCAGCCGATCGCCCTGAATCAGCTCGAACCATATCCGGGTGAAGTTCAGGAATGACTTCGTGGACTTTGAACGGATGATCACGCGCTCCGGGAATGACAGGTCATCCCATTCGATAATTCCGCTCATATCAGTCCAGCCCTTCTAACCTTCCCTCCAGCTTCTGCTGGGCCTTCGCATAGTCTTCAGCGGTGTACGTCACCTGATTCAGCGGGCCGCCGTCTTTACCGGTCAGCTCGAACTTTTGCTTGTTGCTATAGGCGTCGCCAACCTCTTTTGCTGCCTGCTCCAGTAACTGAGCTGTCATCCCGAGGTTTTTCATACCCTCGGCAGTCGTCGACATTCGCTGCAGGACGCGCAGGCGGTAGGCCTTGTTGGCGATCGGAATGTCGGAAATTTCGTTGAGGAAGCGGTCGCGGGTACGGTTGAAGAGGTCTACCCATTTTTTGGCGAGCGTCTTGCCGCTAACCTTTGTCGGGTCGTGAGTTTCAACCTGCTGCCTAGTGATGGTGATACCGAAATCTTTCTGGACAGCCTCGACCACCTGCGAAGGCGTGTCATAGCACGCAAGCATTTGAACGATGGCGGCTTTCACCTCTGGTTTTAGTGCAGCCATGTTTCACCATCCGTCCAGTACAGTCCAGTTATTAAGCCAGTTTCAGCATGCACGTCCCGCATGCTCTGGCAACATCGATATGAGCAACCTCCGCCGGCCTGTTCGCCGCATCCACCATTTCCTGCACGTCTTTGCTGGCGCCGTAACGCCGGACCACTCCGACGAATTCCTCGACGTCATGGCCGCGAAGTTTGAGCACCGGCATCCCGGTCTCTTTGTTGAACTTCGGCGCGCCATAGTCATCGGTAGCCTGGGCGATGTGATAAAGCTCATGCTCTACCAGTGCGCAGAACTCCAGATCGTTGCATTGCTCGCAGTAGTCAGCAGCCAGGGTGATGATGAACTTAGGTATACGACCGAACCATTCATGCATCTGCTGCTCCATGCGGGACTTCTGCCAGCCTCCGGCACGCATCATTACCTGCTCACATTGACCCAGCACAATGCGCCCGCTTTTGGCGAAGGAGCCAGAGGCCCACATAAACGCCACATCAGCATCGAGCAAGTGTGCATGGTCAGGGTTATGGATTCGGCCCTCTTCGGAGAGGATGTTCTGATTTACCCATTCCCCGATTTCGGCAGCAGGGATCAGACGGGTATATGGCAGCCAGTTTTCGCCAGTGAAGTTGACGGGAGGGTATGGTCTGCGATTGTCATTTTCAGTCATGCAGAACAATCCTCTGGGCACCGAAGATACTTGCTCGGTAATTTCGACACCGATGCATCAACAAACTTATATAAAACTCTGTCAATGGCGCTTTTAATGCACCATTTGCAGAATTTTACAACTATGCCTGCTTGCCAATTACAGGGACAATCCGGATACACTTCTTAGTGAGCCAGCCCCAGCGCAAAAGCACTGAAAGGATGAGCAGCGGATTCATGTATGGGCGAAACGTAATTTCCGCCGTCAGAGTTCCAGTAGTGCGCATATGGCTTACCTCGTTGTGACATTATCGAGCCACCTCTGGAAGTGGCTCTGTAATGCCTATCGCGCGATCATTTCTTAACGCTGTCCGGCATCACCGCGCCAACAACGCCAGCCAGCGCTACACCGCCAGCGATGACGGTTTCCTGAATGCCCGGAGGCATCTGATAGCCAAATACGCCAGCAATGACCAGGATGATGCCGCGCCAGGTTGACGGCTCTTTCAGCCGGTTGATGAGATAGTTCATAGGTTCCCCGTATTCACGATAAAAAGACTTCTCGCTCTGCCTTGCGCCGATTGGTGAGGCCGGGCATTACCTTGCCGCCTGACCGGTTCCAGCGAAGGAACTCATCAGCTGCGCCTTTCACATCACCTGCATTCAGCTTCTTCATCAGCGTTGATGTGGATAGCGCTCGCGTACCGATGTTGTAGGCAAGCGACACAAGCGCGTCGTACTGATTCTGGGTGACGGAAACTTTGAGCATCTTGCTTACCGCCTGGTCAAAGCTCACCACGCCAGTGCGCAGCAGACGATCCGCCGTCGCGTCGTCAATCTTCATCCCGGGCTTGATAGGCTTGCCGTCTACTTTCCCCGTCCAGCCGTAACCAATCGTCCAGGGATCACCGCCGGTGCCCGGGTCGGGATATGCAGTTAACCTGCAACCCTCAAATCGCTTAATCAGCGCGATACCGTTATTACTGATTTGCATCTTTAATCCCCGTCAGGCGCTCCCAGAAATAGGTCAACGCTACGGAGCCCATCGCGCCGCTTATCCCCGCGGTTGCCAGAATCATGTAAATGCTCAGTCCGCTTTCAATGCTCACCAGGCCAGCAATAACGCCGGTAAACCCTGAAACCACCATTGGGCAAGAGCATTGATCAAGCTCCATGTAGCCTTGCTCTGCTTCACATCTATCAGGTAGCGGACAAGTCCACCCCAGCAAGCAATGATCAGCAGAACCAGCCAGGACATCCCGGCAATGCTCTCTTTGTCTTGCATACGCTTAGCCATAGTTACCGCCTCCGATGAAAGATCGGGAAGCTGTGTGTGAGAAGGTCAGGGCCGTCGGGCTGATTTACCAACAAAGCGTCGAGGGTGATACCCGCGACCCTGAAAATTAATTTCTATTGAACTCGCCAAAATATTTTTTAGCTGCTTCTTGATATGCGTGATGAGCCTCCAGCTTGGTATGAAAGTTACCCAAGCTGATTGCTTTTTTATTTACCACTATTCTTGCTCGCCAAGGCTTTTCTCTTTCGCCAGATTCAAAGCAAACTCCCTTAAACCCAGATTTGTTATTTTTGTATTTGGGCTTGTTCTGCCGATTCTGATTTATGGTGCAGAGCCTGAGATTTGCTATCCTGTTGTCGCCCTTATCACCATTGATATGGTCAATTTCCATGCCTTCAGGTATTTGCCCGTTTGCAACTATCCACATGATTCGATGAAGACCGACAATGCGGCCCAGAGCACAAACCATGTGGTAGCCGCAGTTATTGATACTGACAGGTACTTCTCCTGCTTTTGCTACGCCAGAATTTATAGCGCGCTTGATTAACCCATTCTCAGGGTCGCATTCGAAAAACTTCTCAATATCTTCTTTTTTTGGATCGTTAGGCATTGCGTTTACCTTCTTTGAGATGAACCTTTGTCGCATAGGAAATCAGCCCGTCGAGGCTCGCCAGCACTAACTGACTTCCTCAAAGGCTCATTTCAAAGTGATTGGTTCGACGTTATTTGGATGCGCATGCGAAGCGCGAAAAAAAAACCCGCTCAAGGCGGGAAGAAATACCAAGGGTAAAAGCGACGGCACGGTAGCCGTAATGGTCCCAAGGTAGAGGGATTGGATGTGGTGGCGGTGCCATTCGCCGCGGGCATTCGTCGCCATGGTGAGCCTTTACCTCACCATCTAGCTCATTCACCACAACGGAAAGAAAGCTACTTACCACAGTGGGCCGTGCACAACCACGGCGTTGCTTCCGGTAACTTCCTTACCTGTTGCGTGCTCCGTTTCGTGGAGCTGACGGCCAGGCGATCAATCTGGCACCTATCAGGACTTATTTAAGCGTTAGTGCTCATGCCCGTGTCTGGAGCATCTGGCGGGGATCGAACCCGCATTTTCTGGTTGGAAGCCAGATGTAATTACCAAACTACGACAGATGCAATCTGGTGCACCATTCAGGACTCGAACCTGAAACCGATAGCTTAGAAGGCTATTGCTCTCTCCGGTTGAGCTAATGGCGCTAATTTGGCGGGACAGGAAGGATTCGAACCTTCGACCATTCGGTTAACAGCCGAACGCACAACCGCTGTGCTTCTGACCCTGAAATGAAAAAGCCCAAGGCGTTAACCTCGGGCTTGAATTCTTTGTGTGTCGACAATCGAAGCTATGGCGACGATATCAGATTTACATGAAATATATGCCTTTCAGTTCGGTTTTGCAAGACTTACATCTAAATTTGTCGCCTTTTGTTGTGAACGTGATCGCGTTACCGATATGAGAGCATTGCTGTCAAGCTTCACAAAACTGCTGCGCAGCGCCAGCCAATGAGGAAGGTAGGTTTCTGTCCACGTGGACTTTGCTACACCAACCAGTTCCGCCAGCGCCTGGTATTCATAAGTCTCCCGCCCTGCCAGTTCGGCTTTGACGTCCTGCGCTGCAAGCCAGATAAGCTGACGCAGGCGATCGACTGTTTTCTTTGCAATGCGCGCGCCAGCCAACTTCTCGCTGAATTGCTCCCACGCCCACCGGGTGATCGTCTCCTGGTGCTCCCAGCGGATATTGTCGCTGTAGTTCCAGAGCAACCAGGCTTTCTGATGCTCTTCCAGCGACAGCAGAGCCCGGCGCCAGCTTGCCGTCGAATACTCAACGGGCAGAACGAGAGCGATTGATGAACCCTTAGCGCGGGACTGGCTGCCGCTCATCGGTGGGCCATCCGGGTTAACCATTTTTTGCTTTGCCTCGCTATACACCTTCTTCCGTCCCCGGCTGCGCGCCGTAGCGGTGAATTGCGCGTTCTCTGCAAAGGCTACCAGTTGCCCTTTCGTCGCACCGCTCAGATCGGCGGTGGCCACTATCAGCTGCTGGCGAACAAATTCCAAGTATTGAGCTGTCATGCTGCTTCTCCCAGGCGCTTATAGATACGGACGAAATTGCGTAATATTTTGTAGTCAACCAGTACGGTGCCGCGGCCACGCAAGAGCCGGAGCTTTTGCCAGCGGTCGCGGATGAGTTCGATAACGTCACGGCTCATTTGCCAGCCCTCGCCATAGCCTTGGACATCGCCTTATATGCCCTGAGCACATACGCGCTCTTTCCGTACAGGGTGATCTGGAAGGTGAGCCCGCGAGACTCCCAGGTATTTACCGGGGAAGCGTCCAGTCCGGCATCAGCAATGCGCCTGGCCATGGCCAGTTGCCAAAATGGTCCCGTCAGCCAGATGCGGGAATATGCCCCTTCGTCGCTATAGGTGATCTTCATGCGGCCTCCCGTTGTTTTATGAGCGCACGGCGTAGCGCGCTGTAATGGCGCCTGATGCCTTCCAGTTCTTCGATGGTGTATCGGTGAGGGGTGTTGTTGTTTTCGAGCGCCTCGACGCGCTCAGCGCCGATTTTCTCTACCAGAGCAATGCGGTACTGCTGCTGATTCCCTGACATCTGCACGTTGCAGTGATGACACTGCTTGTGAATGTTGTCCTCGTTGTAGCGCAGGTGTGATGCTTTACCGCGGGAACGGTAATGACCTGCCTCCCACTGAACTGTTTCGAACGTGCCGCAGCTGATGCACGGCAGATCGTGGTCACGCTCGCGGATATAGTCGTTAACGACACGTTGGGTCATATCTTCCCAGTGACGGAGAGGTTTCACCGCAGCTTTGCGTTGGCGCCGGGCTGCGCGCTCTTTCTTCTCTTTCGCACGGGCCTGCTTTTCGCGCTTCTTCTCCAGTTCCTGCATGGCAAATTCAGCGCCATGCTCAGGGCAGCACCAACGATGGTTTTCGAATGCTGGGGTGAATTTTTCCCGGCAGATTTTGCACCGGCGTTGAGCACGTTTAAGCATGTGGCCTCCGTGCTCTCAGGCGTAGCCACTTCTTATCGACCAGGCGGGCGGTGTAGTCTTTCAGGGTCGGTATGTCGGAAGGCTTTACTTCTACCTTGCGCTTGCGGCGTGCCGGCACGCGGAAGATGCCGCGTTCCATTACTTTGGCGAGAAGGCTGCTCATCAGGCCTCCTGCTTTTGCTGCAGTTGCTGATATTCGCAACCATGTGGAATGGTGAGAGCCAGACCAAACTGAGCGCACCAGGCCTCTACTTTGGTCAGGAAGATGTGCATTTCGCCGGTATCAAGATCGGAGGTATGCCGGGGTTCCCAGGTTGTGGTTTTCTCACCGGTGATGAAGTCGGTGTATGTCACCTCTTCGCAGCCGAGATAGGTCTTTTTGAGGTTGCGCTTAACCCACTCAGGAGTTGCGTCGGTACGCCCGGAGTTAATCAGGTATTCGCTGATTTCCGCGTACCACATGTGACTTAGTGCGTTCTGGCTCAGGCTGCGTTTTTCGCGCCACTCTTTGACCTGCAGGCGCAGGCATTTCCCGTCAGAGAGCTGCTCCTGAAGAATCTTGCCTATAGCGCTGAAGTTGCCGCTGTGCAGCTTGATGCCGCATTGAGGGATGTTCACGCTTCACCTCCGCAGAGGTCAAACGCTGAATGCAGAAAATCGCCGGTAGCTTTCGCCATCGGTGACAGGGATTGCTGTGTGGTTTTGTGCGCCATGTGTCCCCACTTGGCGCCGGAAGTAAGTCGTCAGTTGCTCAGGCTGACGAGGTAATTATCGCCCTTCCCGGGGATAAAAGCAAAATGAGCATATACGAGAAAATCGCTATTTTTTCTCGTTCTGACTGGCCATTTCCAGATAGCGCGGATCGGATGCTCGGGGTAGCTGGATGCTCTGCTCGCGGTAGTAGCGGACGCGCTCCATGAAATACTCGCTCAGGTGCTCAGGCTGCTCTCTGGTTACCGCTTCGGCAACAACCGGCATATTCAAGCGCTCTTTGTACGCGACGCCGGACGCTGCCAGGTCGACGTGGACCTTGTCCTGCTCGTCTTTTGACTTTGATGCGATGTTGAAATCAGACATAGAAATCCCCTCTGCTGTAGAGGGGATTTTATATCACGGATTGGCTTACTGCGCGGCTTTGCGTACCTGTCAGGTATTATTTACCTTCGATACCTGCCTGTTTAAATGCCTCGATCAAGCGAGTGGCGTCTTCTCTCCCCCCAGGAAGTACATTTGACTTTTTAAGAATATACGGGGGGAATTTAGTTGTAAGATACTGATGTTTAAACCATCGACGAAATTCAGATAGGGCCCCGTCAGGATAAGCATTGATTATTTGTGGATTAGACCGAGCTTGAAGGAAATCTTCGGGGTAATAATGCTCACAATCCACCCGTTCACCAAATTCGCGGCTCAACTCTTGGCTGTTCCAATGGCGAGCCCAGCAACTTCCGACACTTCCATCAGGGACAGTGTGCTGGTTTATAGCCAAACCAGCGTTGATAAGATCAACCATCATACCTGCAATTTCGTTGAAGATGATAAAGTAGCCGTCAGGGATTGAGCCCTTATCTTTGAGCAGAGAAACCCTGTCGTGATAATGCCGCCATGGGTCTTCAGGCTGATATTTTAGAGCTTCATAGATGAAAGCTTTAAGGCCTTTTTTTGCCAGTTCACGGTATGATCTGATAGCAGTTTCACTTTCAGCCTGCTTAGCCTCGAATGCATAATATTCCAAAATTGCCATGCAGACGATATCTGGATAAGCATGATACTCAACACCATTGCGAATGACCGGGATATACAATTTTTCATCAGTAAACCCTTCATTCAGAAGGTATGTACCAATAAATGTCATCCTTCCTTTCCGGAAGATTCCATGTTCGACTGACTGTGCCCATTCGTCAGTAATTTCCTTAATCCTTAATCGCTGAACACCACAGACGTTTGCAAGCCCACTTTGTGTAAGGTATGGAATCCCGTTATCAAGAACCCCATCTCAATACCATTTATTACCGCTTCTTGTTTAACCTCTAAATCGAGAGGAATTGTCCTCAAATAGGTCGATCTCTGCTGTGGCATGATTATGCTTATTCCTTTGATTTATATAAAAATTCAGGGTGTTCCCTACTTTAGAAAACACCCTATAATAGCGTGGCTAAAAATAAAAATACTCAAGTGAGATCATGTTTTAACTTAGATGCTGGCTGCGCTTTGATATGCAGGCGAGGCTTGGCTCCTGCGGGGCGCATGGAGGCGGCATCCAGTGGGTTATCTCGTTTTCGATAGCATCGCCGCAATGATAAAAAGTCTGTGTTTTATGGCTGTAGTGACCGCTTGTTACTTCTCCAATTTCAGCATCCCATAGGATTACCGATATGCGGTCTTCAGGCATCCGCTCGCTTACCGGAATCCATTTACCCGGCACGGTAGCGACGCTCTGCACCGAGTTGAGAGCGGAGGTATCATGCGGCGCGGCTGCGAGCATGGCGGCGCGGCAACGTTTCCATCACTACCGGCGCTGGCTGCGGGTGGCGATAGAGAAGCACATCTCCCATCTCTTCGCGCTCAGGAGGCCACACATCGGCATCAGCACCACTTAGGAGATAATCAAGGTTAGCCAGGTCAATTACCGCTACCGGCTCGCTGTCCATTGCGGCCAGAGCCATGCGGGCCAGCTCTTTGCTTTCGCCATGCTTCAGGAATCCATCTTCGGCGATTTCCTGCAGGCGTTCTCTGGTTATGGTTGATTTGGTCATTGGGCTATTCCTCCACGATTATTATCCAGCCCAAGATTCCAGCCAGCAGTTAAGCCAGCACTGTAGGCGCTCTCCTGCAGGTTTCCTACAGTGACGGTGAGGGGCTCCAGCTCGGCGATGCGATTAGCCTGCCAGTCAACGAAGTCTGCAAGTCCAACACCTTTTTCGCGCAAACCGTAGTCATCCCTAAGCATGTCATATACATCTGCTTTGGCCTGCGTCTTCTCCAGCACCTCTACCAGCTCAGCGCCACCGGCCTGATATGCCATCCAGAAACCGTATTTGATATGCGGCACAGCATCGGTATATTTCGAGGATTCGAGATGTTTATACTCGCGCTCCCACCACGCTTCGAATTTCTCTCTCTGCGCCAGTTTGGTGATATCAGTTGTCATGCTGCTTGCTCCTGTTTTGGCATCAGCGCATCGCGGACGCTCTGGCGGTAGTAGTGGTGAAAGGCGAACGTCAGACCGAGCTTTGTTGGACGCTCCTGTTTACCCAGCAGTTTGAGGCGAGTGCAAATGGTCGTCGCCGTCCAGCCAGAGTGATAACCGGCGGCTCGCTTCATAACGGTTTCCGCCAGAATGGTGCGAAAGTCGTCTCGCCCAAAATTAGTGTTTTCGAATGCGGCGTTGATTACTTCGTCAGTGAGATGTGCATCGATAGCGTAGCTCATTTGTCGGCCCCCTCGCGAAGCTGCGACTCTACTTGGCATGCAATGCTCAGCGCAGATTCCATCCCAACAACTTCGTCCTGATAGCAGGATGGAGACTGGATATGCTCCTCAAATGCTGACTTAACCAACGCCACCCCATCAGCCTTAATCCCGGCTACGATGCGATCGGTGGCGGGGGTTTCCGCGTCGAGAACAAACTGGAATTCATGTAACGTCTGACCATCAAAAAAATCACCGAGCGATGGATCAATCAACTTATTGAGCCTCGAGTACACTGCGCACGCTTCGCCGAGCAATTCCTTGCCCTTTGACTTCATCGCCACATTCTCAGCAGCCAGGTGCACATGTGCTTTCGCCAGCCTCAGGAACTTCTGCTCTCTGATCGACAGCTCGCCTGCGCTCTCCAGGGAGGCGATGAGCTCGTTTACTGCCTGTGGTGTGATAGTCATGCTGATGTTCTCCCGTAAACAGCCAGTACCCGCTTCATCGCCGGGCTTTGCCGGCACTCCTGAAATATTCCGTTGGTGCAGTTGCGCGCGGTTCCGGCCTGCTCTTCCGGTGTCGCCAGGCGATAAGTCACCGTTCGCCAGACCTTGCTCACCCGGACAATCTTGCGGGCCCGCTCCAGATCGAGCGCATTCTTCGTGATGCAGTTGATGGTCACGCCGCACTCTGTGGCCACATCCTTCGCGGTAAAGGTCCTGTGCGTTTCGAGATAACGCAGAATTTCCTGTTTGCCTTTCATCGCCTTAGCACTCATAGTCAGCCTCCTGTTGCATCTGGCCGCTGTAGGTGAAATCTACCGGGTCCAGGCCTGAGTAGCGGCTGCTGAAGTGGTAGGTCTTTTCTGCCCCCGGCGCATGGCGGGACTTCACACAGATGATTTCGGTGATGCCTTTCAGTTCGGTGTTTTCGTTGTACTTCTCATCCCGGTAAACCATGAAGATCACATCTGCTTCCTGCTCAATGACGCCAGACTCTCGCAGGTCTGCGGCAACGGGCCGCTTATTAGCGCGCTGCTCCAGGTTTCGGTTCAACTGGGCCAGAGCGATGACCGGGCAACGCAATTCTTTCGCCAGGTTCTTCAGACCAGTGGCGATCTCCCCTACGCTGCGGTTCATGTTCTCCGGGTCAGACATGCGCATCTTCTGGAGATAATCGACGATTACCACGCCCAGTCCGCCCAACTTCTTGCTCATACGCCGCGCTTCCGCACGCACCTGGTGAACGCTTAGGGATGGCTTGTCATTGATGTAGATTGGAGAGTCGATGAACTCCTTCATGCAGTGACTAACCTTCCCCCATGCCTCGTCCATTTTCCCGCTAACCTTGCTCAGCAGATCTTCTTTGCTTACCCGCGCCCGGTGGAAAGCGACTCGCTCCGAGATTTGTTCCACTGGCATTTCGAGACTGAAGAACAGCACCGGCTTTTTGTTTTTCAGGCCTACGGTTTCTGTCACTGTGGTGCTAAACATGGTTTTCCCCATGCCAGGACGCCCGCCAACGACGATAAAATCGGTGTTGTTGAACCCGCCGAATGCGCTGTCGATGGTCGCCATGCCCAGCTCGGTTTTGTACTTCCAGATATCGCCACTGATAATCGACTGGATAGTCTCAAGAGACATGTCGATCCCGGTGGTGATGTGTTCAGTGCCATAGTCAGCGCTGTGCTCAATTCCAGAGATGTCGGCCTGAATGTTGCCAATGATGTCAGCAATACCCTCGGTAGTTGGTTCGGACAGCTTCTGGATCCCGACCTGTAACGCCAGGGTCATACGGCGACCAAGGTACATTTCACGAAGCTTTTCGCAGTAGACTGCAAGGTTTGCGAAAGACGGAGTGTTTTTACTGCATTCAGCCAGGTAAGCGAACCCACCCGCACTCTCAAGAACCCCGAGTTGTTCAAGATCGCTGGTCAGCGTAAGCAGGTCTATCTTCGAACCGGATTCGTTGAGTCGCTTATATGACCGCAGAGCCACTTTATGGGGCGTTGCTGTGAAGTAGTCCTCAGTCAGCCCCTCAATCGCATCGGTAGCCATGTCGGCGCCATCTGCGCGACCTGCTGCAAGCATTATTCCGCCAATGACGGCCTGCTCAACGTATAAATCAATAAAACGGCTCATGCTTTGACTCCCTTGCGCTCACGGTGCTCGTTGATGGCCTGCTCGTAGACAGATCCCCAGTTCTTCGGATTCAGTATCCAGTCGAGAGTCAGCCATGGCTGATCGCCTCTGGTGCCGAACAGGGAAGACTTGCTAATCAGCTCGAAGGCCATTCCCATGTGCTTCAGTTCTCGCCAGTTGCCCTGGGTGGTTTTGCCGTTCCACACAGCTTCCAGGTCTCGATAGGCCGGACGGCGGCGGTTCCACTCATGCAGTGAGACGGCCTTCGAAGGGAATTTTTCATTCCAGAGCTTGATGATCTCTTCGTGCGGACAGGCTTTCGGGTTGCTTCCATGACCATCTGCCCATATCAGGGCGTCTGACAGGTATCCATCAAATCGGGTCATACGACACAGGTTCTCTGGCTTGAAGCTGTGACCCCAGTTCACATGGGCCCAGCGGATAACCAGCTTCAGCTCTTCAGCGGTGTAGCACTGGTCTTTGCTCTTCACCGTGGAGAGAGCTTTCTCAAAAGGTGCCAGCGCAGCACAACGACTACCCGTTAGCTCGTTGAAGTAATCCATCACTTCCTGAGCGAGTGAGTTTTCCCCCTTGGGGGATTTAGGGGGATCTTTTCTTTCTTTCTTTTGAATAGTTTCTTTTGTGTTTAGCTGAGTTGGCTTATGGGTATTAGCTGACTTAGCTAATGTTTCATTAGCTGTTTCGGCTAATGATTTGCCATTTTGGCTAATGCTGAAATTCCAGTCAGAAATCACCTTATTCACCCCGATCGCCAGGCCATTGGTAACGATGATGTTCATTGCAATCATCTCGTTCTTGGCCTTGCAGACATGCGTATGGTGAATGCCGGTCATTTCTGCAATCTGGGTATTGGTAATGCGGTCAAACTTTTTCCCGAACCCGTAAGTTTTGCGGATCACCGCCAGAACGACCTTCAGCTGGCGAGCCGTTAAATCAGCAGCCATAACCGCTTCCAGCAGCTCGTTAGCGATGCGGGTATACCCATCATCGATATCTGCCACCTGACGCTCCACGACCGTTACAGACGGTCTGAAAGGTATTACTTTTGCGAGGCTACTCACGGCCTTCCTCCTTCCGTTTCAGCCCTTCCAGGATGGCGCGCATTTTCATGCCAACCACCGGGTTAACCGAGCGAATGAAGCGATCGCGGGTAACATTTTTGTGTGTTTGTGCCTGGTAAAATCTGTTGCTCTTAGGCATAATTACTCCTGTGAATTTGTTCAGTTAATTCGCGTAGAAAGCCGTTAGTGTTCGCGCACTGCGGCTTTCGCCTTTCTGTTTCCACTCATGCTTCAAAATCACCTTTCTCTCCCGGCCTGTTAGAAATCAGGATGGCCAGCAGCAGCGACATGTTCGGCAGCAGGCTTTCCCGCCAGCGACTCACCGTCGACTTATTCACTCCGGCCACTTTGGCGATAGTTGTGGTCCCCAGTTCAGCTATCTGGCTGTGTAACCAGCTTTCTATCCTGCGAGCCTCCACTTTGTTGCGTGTCGTTGAACTCTCCATTTGTGATACTTCCTCTGGTGTTGTTTGGAATGGCCGCTGGTTAGGCGGCCGGTGAATGCGCGCTCAGCAACTGAGCAAGGTCAGGCCTGATCTCTGCCGCCTTAATCTTGCCGTTGGTCGCAGACACGATTTTCATTACATAGCGAGCGTCAATTCCGCCGCCATGCAGCCAGCGCCAAACTGTCGGCTGCGCTACGCCACACAGATCGGCCAATTTTTTCTGACTGCCAGCGATATCAATTGCCTTCTGGATGGTTTTGTTCGTCATGTTCCAATTCCTATAAGTATTGGTGCAAAATTATAATAGCAATGCGTATTGGTTTTAGCAATAGCAAAACGTGTTTTGACCAGTAATACGCAAGCGTATAAATTTGAGATTATGAAAAAAGAAACTCTTGCAGATCGTTTAAACGAGGCCATGGCTTCGGCTGGAATGTCACAAGGGGCGCTTGCGAAGGCCTCAGGTATTGCTCAGCCAACCATTTGGCGCCTGGTGAGTGGAAACGCCAGGGGTTCAACAAAAATTGTCGAGATAGCTAATGCTTTGGGCGTCAGGTCTGAATGGTTATCAACCGGAAATGGACCGATGCGCGATGACGGCCAGCTCCCTCGCGCTGCCCAGGTTAAAAGTCAGGATACTGATGCATTCAGGATTGATGTGCTGGACCTTATGGTTAGTGCCGGGCCGGGCATCGTGAACCAGGAGTTCGTCGAGATTCTCCGTTCTGTTGAGTATGAGCCAGCTGAAGCCCGCCACATGTTCGATGGACGTAAGGCTGAAAGCATCCGGATCATCAACGTCAGGGGTGACAGCATGTCCGGTACGATTGAGCCGGGTGATCTGCTGTTCGTCGACATCAGCGTTAAGAGCTTCGACGGCGACGGGATATACGCCTTCCTGTACGACGACACTGCTCACGTCAAGCGCCTGCAGAAGATGAAGGACAAGCTGCTGGTTATCTCAGACAACAAGAGCTATGCAGCCTGGGACCCGATCGAGAAAGACGAGATGAATCGGGTATTGGTGTTCGGAAAGGTGATCGGCAGCATGCCGCAGACGTACAGGAAGCACGGGTAAAAGATTGTTTTTAATGAAGTTAAAATGAAGGAAAATGATATGTCAGGAAAAGAATACACAATTCAGCCTAAGTTTATGTCTGCGACATCCATACTCATTCCGCCAGATAACACACAAGCTATGATTACCTTTTATAGTCATGAGTTTACACATGCTCCGGCTAATACAAACGCAGAAGGGCAGATGCAGATAAAAGTAGACTTGGTTCCTCAGGAATCAATTATTATGACCCCAAGTCAGGCCATCCTTCTGGCTGAGTCATTAATAACCGCACTAAAAGCTAATGGCTTATGGAAAGAATAACTCCAACTTCATCCCCATTTACAAAAAGTATCTCTAGTGCGGTGATTACGGCAACTATTGTTGGCGCGGGTGTTACAGCTTATGATGGAGGCACATTAAGTTCGTGGGGGAGTCAAAGCATTCGATTGCCGCATGACTCATTTTCTGGATTTGATACTAAAATACACTTATCAGATGCGCCACCAGATCATCTATCAGCGGACGTTAAAGTGAGTAATTTTACCAAAGATGAGTTGAATGCAAAGCTAGCACAAAACAAAGCCGAAGTTGATTCGGTTGCAGCTGGCATGAAAACTGAAATGGCAAACTTCAGAACAGCTTACGTTGAGAGTTTTTCTGAAATATCAAAAACTTTAAGCCGTATTGAAGCTAAGGCAGATGCAACTGAAAAACGACTGACTCAAGCTCAGTGGATTGTGTCCCTGGTGATCAGTATTTGCGCCGTAACCTTATCTGCTGTCATATTTTTCTCGAACAAAAGTGCTCAACGAAACGATTCGAATCACAATATGGCTAGCCAACCCACCGCAACGCTTGAACAGAGTCACCAAGGCAGTAATGCCCCCTTCCCCAAGTCTAATTGACCCGGCCACCGCGCCGGGTTTTTACTGCCCCACTCTTCCCGCAGCATCAACACATCCAGTGCCAGCTCCACAGTCAGTTCTACCCTGTTTCCCTGCCACAGCACCTGAATCATCTCTATCAGCGCCTCTCTTGATGGCTCGCGCTTCTCAACCAGCAGTTGCATAACCGCTATCCCGATAACCTGCGCTATCTGTGGGTGCATCTCTGCGAAAAACTCATCCTCATTCGACATGGCGCTACCCTTACTGATGTTTTTTTGAGCATAACAGCACAATAGAAAAAAATAAATTCATTTAGCTATCAATGATTTAATAGCCATTGCTATCAATTAATATCAATACGTATTGCTATGGTTAATACTCATTGCTATTATCACCTCATCCAAACAACAACGTTGGCGCCGGTAATAGGTAACAACGCTCCGTTAGCCGCGATAAGGCAAAGGTGAAGAGATGATCCGCGAAGAAGATAAAACTGAGTGGTTTAAGTTTCTGGCACACGCATTCGCCATCGTCGTATGCGTACTGATAGCAAGCGCGTTCTGCCTGATGCCTGGTGGTTCAGCATGAGCAGAAACGGCATTCGTTCACTGATTTACTGCCTGCTGATCTGCGGCGTTATCTGGACAGCGTTGATTATCAAAATTCTGCACGTTACGGGGGTGTTCAATGGTTAGTCATCATTACGGGACACAGACCGTTAACCGCGGCGCCGTTCTGCCAGGGATGCTCGTTAAGCATCGGGAAAGCACCTGGACAGCATCAGCAAATAAACGCGGCCGCCTGTACCTGCATCGCGGGATTGAGCGGACTTACACAACCGACTTACTGGTTGAAGTTTATCTGAACGGGTTGGGACAAGGTCTCAGCCGGTAATCGAAACGAAGAATTTAACTGAGCTATCTGGCAGCCATTACGGTGCCGGGCGTTTCACAACCAAATTTCAGGAGCGAGCTATGAACGCATACCGCGCATATGACGTGATCGAAGAGCGTAAGTGGGCCGAGCAAACGCTCACCGAAGAGAAGCAAAAGTGGATTGACGATCGGGCAAAAGAGGTCTTTGACAGCCTTCCAGAGGATCCTTACGCGGCACTGCGCCAGTCTGCATCGTCCAGGGCGTTTCCATATGAAGGCCTCCGTAGCGATAAGGCTGTCGAGGTATACAACGATTTACGCACAGCAATAGCTTACGCCCAGGCGGAATACGACTGGGATCACCGCACCGGCTGCCCGTTTTAACTTTGGGGAATAGCAATGGCTAACGAACTTGTGATTACAGCCAGCTCTCTTGCTGAGCGAGGCATTGACGGCGCTACCTGGAGCGCCCTCAAAAACAGTATTTACCCTGGCGCCAAGGATGAGTCGGTGATGATGGCACTGGACTACTGCCGGGCCAGAAACCTCGATCCGCTTCTGAAGCCCGTTCATCTGGTGCCAATGAGCGTTAAGGACTCGAAGTCGGGGAAAAGCGAGTGGCGCGATGTGGTTATGCCTGGCATCGGGCTTTATCGGATTCAGGCCGATCGCTCCGGTGATTACGCTGGCGCAAAAGAACCAGAGTTCGGCCCGGACGTCACTCTGACGCTTACCGGTATTGAAGTGACCGTACCTCAATGGTGCAAGTACACGGTCAGCAAGCGCATGCCGAGCGGGGAGATCGTCGAATTCAGCGCGAAAGAATACTGGGTTGAGAACTATGCCACCGCCGGCCGCGACACTACCGCGCCAAATGCTATGTGGAAAAAGCGCCCTTATGGCCAGCTGGCGAAGTGTGCCGAGGCTCAGGCTCTGCGTAAGGCATGGCCTGAAATTGGCCAGCAGCCCACTGCCGAAGAGATGGAAGGTAAAACACTGGAATTAGATGCGCGTGACGTAACGCCGCGTAGCACTACAGAAGCGCTCCCCCTGGTGGCCAGTAAGGAAACGCTGCAGGCAATTACTGACCTCCTGACGTCCCTGAATAAGGACTGGGAGCAGGACTTCCTGCCTCTGTGCAGCAACATCTTCAAGCGTGACATTTTCCAGGCATCACAGCTCACCGAAGAAGAAGCGCAGAAAGGCTTTAGCTTCCTCCAGAAAAAAGCGCAGGTGGCAGCATGACACCAGAAATTATCCTCGAACGAACTGGCATTGACGTTACCGGCGTTGAGCAGGGAGATGAATCCTGGCACCGCTTACGCCTCGGCGTGATCACTGCCTCGGAAGTTCACAACGTCATTTCTAAGCCCAAGTCAGGCAAGAAATGGACTGATATGAAGATGTCCTACTTCCTTACGCTCCTTGCCGAAGTGTGCACCGGCGTGGCGCCGGAAGTTAACGCCAAGGCGCTGGCCTGGGGGAAACAGTATGAGGCCGATGCTCGCACCCTGTTTGAGTTCACCACCGATGTGCAGGTAATCGAGTCGCCGATCCTTTTCCGTGACGAAGGTATGCGCACTGCCTGCTCTCCTGATGGCCTGTGCAGTGATGGCCGCGGCCTTGAGCTGAAGTGCCCTTTCACCTCTAGGGACTTCATGAAGTTCCGGCTTGGCGGCTTCGAGGCTATCAAATCCGCCTACATGGCCCAGGTGCAATTCAGCATGTGGGTAACCGGGAAGGATGCCTGGTATTTCGCGAATTATGACCCTCGAATGAAGCGAGAAGGCATTCACCATGTCGTTGTTGAGCGCGACGACAAATACATGTCCGACTTCAACGAAATGGTGCCGGAGTTCATCAGCAAGATGGATGAATCGCTGGCGGAGATCGGGTTCACCTTCGGGGAGCAGTGGAAATGAAACATTACCGCGACGCCATAACCGTAGGAAAAGTGAAGTGCATGTACTCCGTCCTTCATCGTGGCTGGCTAATGCCATCGGGTGAAGTGGTAAGAAACCCGTTAAAGGCTCAGAGGCTGGCTGAAGAGCTGGACACGAAAAGAGGTGCGCGATGAATGATGGCTATGTCAGCGAACTTGAAATGGGTAAATGCGGAGAATATTACGCAATCTTCAAACTCGCAAAACAGGGGTTTGTTTGCTTCCCGTCGGATCAGGGACTGCCATACGACATAGTTGTTGAGGCAAATGGCAATCTACTTAAAGGCCAGGTGCGCTCAACACTAAAGATGCGCGACTACGGCAAGTCAAAAAGTGTCTATCGGTTCGGCATGAGGACCGGAAAGGGTAACGGCCGAGCTACACCGATGAATTGGAGTGACTTTTATGCTTTTGTCGTGATCGAAGAAGAAAAAATCGCATTCATGACTACGACGGAATTAGCGAGTTCTAAAAATCCCGGCGCCCTCATTCAAACAATGGAGTTCAGGTCTGCCAGTGGCATTTATCCTGGTCGGATTTATTCAAACGGCACACAGAGAATGCTCGATTACTCACGAAATATTGAGAGTTATGAAGATTTTAACCGTGTTGCTTCTCTGATCGGAGATAAAAAATGCCGAATCAAAAATACAGCTTAATCATGGCTGACCCGGCCTGGTCTTACGGGAACACGATTAGCAACGGCGCCGCCGTCGATCACTACCCCACCATGAGCTTGCTCGATATGAAGCGTCTCCCGGTATGGGAGCTCGCCGCGGATAACGCCGTATTGGCGATGTGGTACACCGGCACCCACAACCAGGAGGCTATCGAGTTGGCCGAAGCCTGGGGCTTTACGGTGCGCACGATGAAAGGCTTCACCTGGGTGAAGTTGAACCAGCTGGCCGAACTGCGCATTACCAAGGCTCTGGCAGAGGGAGAGATCGCAGATTTTTACGACTTCCTCGACCCGCTGAATGCCGAGACGCGCATGAACGGTGGCAACCACACTCGCGCCAATACCGAAGACGTACTAATCGCCACCCGCGGCACCGGGCTGGAGCGCAAACACGCCGGCATTAAGCAGGTGGTCTACAGCCCGCTCGGCGCGCACAGCGAGAAACCGTGGGAAGTTAGGCACCGCCTGGAACTGCTCTACGGCGACGTGCCGCGGATTGAGCTTTTCAGCCGAAGCGCAGCGCCAGGCTGGAGTCACTGGGGCAACCAGTGCGCCACCGCTTCCGTTGAGTTGATCCCCGGCTGCGCCATTGAAGTTGTGAAGACGGAGGCAGCATGAGAGCGGCAGCTTACTACAACGAGATCGACCCATTCGCGGCGCAGTGGCTGCGTAACCTCATAGCTGACGGGCATATCGCCCCGGGCGAAGTTGACGAACGGAGTATTGAAGATGTCACACCTGACGACCTCAAAGGATTTACCCAGTGCCACTTTTTCGCCGGTATCGGCGTCTGGTCCCATTCCCTCCGCCTCGCAGGATGGCCTGACGATCGCCCGGTCTGGACTGGCTCCTGCCCGTGCCAGCCTTTCAGCGCGGCAGGCAAAGGAGATGGGTTTGCTGACGAGCGGCACCTTTGGCCCCACTTCTTCCATCTCATCAGCGAGCGCAGACCTCAGCATGTCTTTGGCGAACAGGTTGCAAGCGGTAACGCAAACACATGGTTCGACCTTGTACAAGCAGACCTGGAAGGAGTGGGATACGCCTTCGGACTTGTGCCGTTTACGTCAGCGGGCGTCGGTGCGCCGCACATCAGAGAGCGGGCCTACTGGGTGGCCAACGCCAACAGCGTCATCAGTGACCGGCGCGGGAACGTCCGGGCGCCAGGGCGGAATGAATATTCAAACGGCGGCGATGATGTCCGGCTGGCCGACGCCAACCACGATCGACAACAACCAGGTTGCAGGACAGGCAGCAGCCGCGAATGCGCCAAACAGGGGAACAACATTGGGCGGGGCGGCCAGAATGGCGGGCTGGGTAACTCCAACGTCGCGCGACTGGAAGGACTCAGCGGGAATGACGGCGCAGCGGGACGGGAAGGAGCGACTGGACCAGCTGCCGCGCCAGGCTTTCATGACGGGTTGGCCAACACCGACAACGAGCAACACTCGATCGCCGTCAGTGGATGCGGCCATGAACATGCATCGACAGGACGGGAGCAAGACCCGAGCAGCGTCTGCAGGACTTTGCGGGGATTACCGGCCCCTTGAGGTTAACGGTTTTTGGCGAGATGCGGACTGGCTCTTTTGTCGAGATGGCAAATGGCGTCCAGTTGAACCCGGCACATTCCCGCTGGTTGATGGGGCTGCCGCACGCATGGGACGAGTCGAGCCCGGGGTGGCAAGAGTGGCAAGCAACAACCGCGTCGGCCGCCTGAAAGGGTACGGCAACGCTATAAACGCACAGGCAGCCGCGGCTTTCATTCGCGCTTATATGGGGGTCGCATGACGCCAGAAGAAAAGAAAAATGCGCTCAGAAGCATCGCGCGCAGGGCTAACGATGAGGTTAAGGCAAAGCGGAGGTCATCTCCCGCTTTAAGTTGCGACGAGATATCACGACCGATCCTCAACGGATGCATGCCGCTGATAAGGCAGCTTGGGTTAACGCCAAGCCATCTCTATGTGGAAATCGGCATTTTTAACGGAAAGATAAAGGAGCGCTGACATTCCAGAAATCATCGATCAGGCCAACGAGCTGGCAGAGCGCCGGCTTGAAATGACCATCCAGAACATGCGCATCAACCACAATGCAGTTTCAGCTACTCACTGCCGCGACTGTGGGGAAGAGATACCCGAGCGGCGCCGGGAACTGGTGGCGGGTTGTCAGCGCTGCGCTGACTGTCAAGAAGAAGAGGAATTACGCGGCAAGCATCGGAGGTGATAAATGCAGACAATTATCCAGATCGAGCCAAACGAATGGGTTTCAGAGGACTTGCTGATGGCGGTCACTGGGATGAAGCGCGGCACCATTACACGGGCCCGTAAATCATCTTGGCTGCTTGGCCGGGAGTATAAGCACGTTTCCCCTGAAGGAGAGCCAAAGCCAACCAGCGAATGCATGTACAACCGCAAAGCGGTAGACGCATGGATTCAGGCCCAAAAGCAACCATTGGGTGATCGGGCGGTATGAAAAAGGTAAGCTTACACTGCTCCTGGACGTCGGGAGGGAACAATGAGTAAAGAATCATACCCAACGGGCGTTGAGAACCACGGAAAATCACTCCGCATATGGTTCATTTTTAAAGGTAAGCGTGTCAGGGAAAACCTCGGTGTCCCTGACACCGCTAAAAACAGGAAGGTGGCCGGGGAACTGCGAACGTCAGTTTGTTTCGCTATCCGCATGGGGACCTTTGACTATGCGGCGCAATTCCCCAATTCGCCAAACCTGAAAACTTTCGGCATCTGCAAGAAAGATATCACCGTGAAATTTCTGTCTGAAAAATGGCTGGAGCTGAAACGGCTGGAGATCTGCGCTAATGCTCTGGACCGATATGAATCGGTTGTAAGGAATATGCTGCTGAGGATTGGTGGAAACAAGCTTGCTTCATCCGTGAACAGGGAAGATCTGTTGTATGTCAGGAAAGATATGTTGTCGGGGGGATCGGTGAAGAACGGTTTGAGTGTGGCGACAGCAAACTATTACATGACCACCATGGCGGGCATGTTTCAGTTTGCCGCTGATAATGGTTATATCCGGGAAAACCCATTTAACGGAATCAGACCGCTTAAAAGGGCCAGGATAGAACCTGATCCACTCACTCGTGACGAATTTATTCGTTTCATAGATGCCTGCCCGCATCAGCAAACGAAAAACCTGTGGTCCGTTGCGGTTTACACAGGATTACGCCACGGTGAGTTGGTCTCCCTTGCATGGGAAGACATAGATCTGAAAGCTGGAACGATGACCATACGCCGAAATTATACGAAACTCGGTGATTTCACTCCACCAAAAACCGAAGCCGGCACCGACAGGGTCGTGCATCTGATCAAACCAGCCATTGACGCTTTGAGGAACCAGGCGGAAATGACCAGACTGGGAAAGCAGTATCAGATTGAGGTACAACTACGGGAGTATGGCCGAACGGCTATTCATGACTGTACATTTGTGTTCAATCCTCAGCTGGTCAGAAAAAGCAGTAACGTTGGTTATCATTACAAGGTTGATTCAATTGGTGACTCATGGGAGACGGCGCTGAAACGAGCTGGTTTAAGGCATCGCAAAGCATATCAGTCCAGACACACTTATGCCTGCTGGTCACTGTCAGCCGGGGCCAACCCCAGCTTCATTGCGAGCCAGATGGGGCACACAAGCGCCCAAATGGTTTTCAATGTCTACGGCGCCTGGATGGCCGACAGTAACAGCGATCAGATTGCTATGTTGAACCAGAAATTATCGGACTTTGCCCCATCCATGCCCCA